CCCACTAATAAGATGTGCGGCATTTTCAATAGCTTGTTGCATAAATGTTTTAGTAACTGAATCCGAAATCACCTGACTCTGACTCGAAATCGTTGAGGCTAAATTCGTTCTTGCTTCTCCAAGTTCAATTGATATATACTTGTTGCTTATCGCATCATATACAGTTTTTATGCATTTTGCTGCGGCACTAACATTTAGTTCTGGAAATTCAACCATCACTGTATCACAAAGATGTACGTCTTCAAGAAGTGCATAATTTTCATATTCCGTTGACTGCGACAGCTGAATAAACGATACTGTTAAAGACACTGTTGGAACTCCTATATCATTAGCTTTCATATACGAATTTGCTCTTGCTCTCAATTGCTCTTGTGTGGGCTTATCTTGCCATTCCTGCGATAAATCCAACGGATAAATTCTTATAAAATTATATGTTCCAGATGCTTTAACTATCTTTTCGTCTAATTGTGCAAGTCCGTCCTGCTCAGAATACCAAAATGGATAAACACCAGTATATACTGAACTACAATTTTCTTCCTGTTTTAAATCTGTAAGATTTTTTCCATATCGAATACTTACTCCTCTATCAGCACCTCTTTTATTCCAAAGTTTAACAGTATATCTATCAAACTCGTATTCTCCTCCATATACATCAAGAATAGAGCCATCCATTCCTCCTAGAAGAGACCTCATACTTGATGGTTTAAGCACGGTCATGTTAGCCGTAGTGCTTTTATCCGTAGAAAATGAAAATGGGCATGATACAGCCGATGCATCTTTCAAATTAATAAATGCATTTTGAATTGTATCAGCTACAAATGGCGACACTGGATAACCAGACATATCATAGCTAATATGCTCTGCATTTACCGTTACAATTCCATTAATTGGTTTTGTTATTGCATATATTCGGAATGGCTGTAGGTCAGAATAAGGATTTGGTTTTACCATAATGATACGTCTAAGCTGTAATTCCTTATATCTGATACCTGTAACCGGATATTCCATTTCAAGTTCAAACTCGCCATTTCTTTCTTCAGTAACTTCGCAAGTAATAGCATCACTTAATGTGCCTAATCCATTCGTCGTGAATGATGTTTCTGTAGACTCATGAAGAGTAATCATAGTGTCCACCATTTAGGTATCACCTCCACACTTGTTATTCCACCAGAAAAAGAGATTTTGTTTTCACCTTTTATAAGCTTCGGAAATCCGTTACTCAATGTTACAAGTGAATTACAATTTGTAATACCTTTATACACATCCTGTAATTCACTATCAATTGTCAGATACGAACTAATATTTGAAATAGTGATAACATAGTCCCCAATTCTTAAATCTCCCTTTCCAAAGCCATTCACTTTAATAATCGGAAGCGACTTGAATCCTGTGGGATTTCTTAATTTGCTCGTTGCCCTAACAATTACTGGATTATCACCAGATTTAAGAAAACGCTGAGGTTTACAATCAAATGCGACTGTAATACGCCCAGCGTGCTGTAATATGTTTTCAATTGTTCCGCCACTCTTATAAGCAGCAAGTCGATAATATTCCGGCTCGTATGAATCTTCCAACTTAGCATATCCAGATGCGGAATTAAGCCACTCCGAAATAAAATTTGCCATCATTATAAAATCCTTATTTTCAGCACCAATAGCTATGTCATAGCTTCTTGATACGTTCTTATATGACCCTTTATCTATGTAAATATCTCCGTTTCTTCCAGGAATATGTGTAATTTCATAGTCCTTTTCCGGAGTTTCATATCCAGGTGGGTGTTCCACTTGGATAGCGAATTCTTCTGACGAAATACCGTTGTAAATAATTACGCCCATGAAGCATCCCTCCTTTCAACTTGTCTCTGAATAATGTTTGATACTTCCTCTGCAATTTCTTTAGGATTACTTCCTGTGATATTGAATGTATTTTCAAATGAATTTCCTCCGTTGAAGTTTCCAACAGCATCCGAAATCTTATCTAACACACTAGAGTTATCAGTTGCTTTACTTTTTACTTCATTAATACGACTGCCGGTTCTATTGGCAATGTCTAATGAACCGGATAACGAATACCCATCAACACTCTTCATCATACTAAATAACTGATTAGCACCATTTTGAATATTTGACAGATCCATTACCGGTCTTATAGTAGGCTCTGCGTCTATATCTGAACCAACCAAATCTGCAATATTGGAAAGTGTGTCAGACATTGCTCCAACAGCACCTTTTCCCATATCAACAATAGCGTCAGATACTTTTCTGGCATAAGCTTTTACACCATTGACAAAGCCTTCGCCAGTATACCTACCGATTTCAGCAAATACCCTCGATGGTGAATGAATACCAAGGAAATTCTTTACTCCATTCACGGCACTCTTTGCTGCGTTAATTGCTGAGTCAGCTAAATCAGAAGCTTTATCCGTGATACCATTTATAAGTCCACCTATAATATGCTTTCCTACATCTTTAAAGTCATCTATTTTATCATAAATAACCTGTTTGGCATCCGATAACAAGCTTTGAAAAGTCTCTTTTAAATGCGATAATTTATCTTTGATACCCTGAATCAGTCCAGAATCCATTATTTTTGAACCTATTTCTTTAATATCAACAACTCCACCAGTAAGTACAAGAACCGCTGCACGAATCAATGCTTTAAACAAATTTCGTATATCATTTGCTAATCGCTCAGAGTTATTATCGATAGCACTAATAATTCCTTCGATGAAACTCAAGAGCAAATTAACACCAGACTGAATCACATCTGGTAATTTTTGAGCTATTCCGTCGATGAAATTTAGCACAATATCTATAGCAGTCTGAATCACCATTCCGATATTATCTGCAATTCCCTGTAGACATGCAATCAGAATATCAAATACAGCCTGTACAATTTCTGGCGTATGCTCAGCCAAAGTTTGAAGAGTTGTAACCAACAATGTTACGAGAACTTCGACCAATTGAGGTACCACATTTGATATCGCCGACAGACAAGCAGTAATAATAACGACAAGCGACTCTAAAATTTGTGATGATGCCCCTGCTAATGCAACACAGAACTCAGCAATTCCCTCTGCCAATTTCACCAATACTGCCGGAATCAAATCTGCCACGCCTGTAATAATGACTGCCAATGCCGCTACAAGTGCTGTCGCTCCTGCTGTTCCAGCCGCAGCTATCGCCGTAAGTCCAACAGCAAGTGCCTGTAATCCAAGTCCAGCAGCTAATAAGCCTGCTCCTGTCGCAGCAACGCCTACGCCTATAAGTGTGAATGCTCCTGCTAACGCCAGAATACTTGGAACTATCGGTGATAATACAGCTCCTGCCACACCTATAATTGTAAATGCACCTGCTAAGGAAATTAAGCCTTTAGCAATTGCTTTCCAACTCATAGCTCCTAATATACTAAGCACTGGAGCCAATACGGCTAATGAAGCACTTGCAATAAGTAACGCTGCTGAACCAGCCAATGTTCCGTTCATAAGATTTAACGCAATCGACAATTCCGCTAACGCTACTCCCATAGTAACAAGTCCTTTTCCAATCTCTTCCCATGTCAAATTTCCCATTGTACTTAGAACATTTGATAACATTGTAAGAGCACTAGCAACTACAATAAGACCAACACCGGTTGATACCATATTTTTAGGCATTAATTTGATTGCTAATGCAATCTCTACCAATGCTCCTGCCATAGCAGTCAATCCCTTACCAATTTCATCCCACTGCATAGAACCAAAATCCCCTACAGCCGATGCCATAATTTTCATAGCACTTGAAATAGCAATTAACGCAACTCCTGTTGATACAACATGCTTAGCATTACCTGTAAGATTTGTAAATGTTGCAATTTCTGCAAGTAATATACCAATACTTGTAAGCCCTTTTCCAATCTCACTCCACTGCATAGAGCCTAAATCTTTGCAGGCAGATGCTAATACTTTTATAGCGGCTGACAACACAAGAATTCCTGTTGCTGTTGATACTACTTTCCCACTAAATTTAGCTGTATTTAAGAATAAAGCTATCTCTGCCATCAGGACACCTACTCCAGTAAGTCCCTTACAAAGTTCTCCCCAGCTAAGTTTTGATATATCCTTGCAGGCAGATGCTAATATCTTAACAGCTGTCGATAGAAATATAAGGTTAAAAGCACCTTTGGTAATTATCTTTTCATCTTTTGAAATAACTTTTGCAACTCCTGCCAAAACGCCAGAAATTACAGTAATACCAGTAAGTCCTTTCACTATCTCATTCCAACTCAAAGATGCAATCTTTTTTAACGCTGATGCAAGAATTAACACTGAAACTGATAAACCCAACATAATTGTAGTTGTCTTTCCAGCTTTTTTAAGGTCTCCGCTTATCTTTGTAAAGATAGCCATAGATACCATAAGTTCAGCAAACAATCCAGTCATAGCTGTAATAGCTGATGCTAATTTTGCAGAATCAATAAGTGAGAGAACTACTATAGCCCCTGTGAGAATAGCAATTGCACTTGCAATCTTAATTAAAGTTCCTGCTTTCAATTGTGTCTGATATGCTTCAAAACAACCTCTAACACTATCAAGAATTCCCTTGATTTGGTCTGTTAGTTTCGTAACATCACTCACTGCATCTGTAATCCCTTTAAGAAATTTATTAATTCCAACCGCAATTCCAGCTAATGAAATTCCACTGAGAACATCGAACACACTTGAGAAATTGACATTATTGATATCTTCTACAAATCCACTTGCAAGAGTTTTCATTGCTTTTGTAATACCATTTCCAATAGTCTTTACACCATCCCATAATGCCTGGAGGGCTTGTAAAAACTTAGAATTTTCGAGTGCCTTACCCATTGCACCAATTGCAATTTCAACTCCACTTCGCATTCCATCAGCAGCTTCTCCAACTTCTGACATTCTTGTATGTACTCTTTCCAAAACGGAATGAATAACTGCAAATCCGCCAGTATCATATTTCTGCTTTATAGCATTTACGAATCTTGCGACTGCGTCAACAGCTTTGTCGATTAAATCTGTTGCTACTGCCACACCTGTTTTTATAAATTTAACAACTGCTTGTATAGCTGCGTTAAATATATTCGTTTTCTTTATAGTATCATCAAGTTTTACCAGCCAATCTCCAAAACGTGCTGTAACTGATAAAATAGAACTTGCTAAATCGCCAGTTCCACCTAAAAGAGAACCAACACCTTTCGCTACAGCAACGAAAGCCTGTTTAACAATGTCAATTACTGCAAACAAACCTTTAAATGTTCTCTTCAAATTTTCTGAATTTGTATCACTTAGTTTCAGATGTGCTGTCAAATTTCTTAACGCATCTGTAATATTGTATAGTTGTTGTGCTGTCATCGGAGGGAAGATTTCGCGAAATGCTTCTTTCACTGGTTTGATAATACTAAGCACTCCCTCAAAAGCGTTTCTTGCCGCTTCTATAAGTGCTGTTCTTCCACCTAAGTCTTTCCAACCCTGTAACATACTATTTCTGGCATCCGCTGATGAATTTATAATCGCACTGAATGTATCACTCATCTCTGTAAGTAGCTCTTTCGCTTCTTCAAAGTTACCAACGATAATTTCCCAACTCTGAGTCCAGCCAGACTGTGCGGCTTCCTTTAATGTGTCAAATAACTGAGTAAATGTCTTTACTTTGGTAGCGGCATCATTTGCTGTTTGACCCATTTTGATTATTGATGCTATCTGTTCGTCAGTATAACCCATTGTTCTGAGCTGTTCCTCATTTAAGTCACCAGTAAACTTCGATAATGTCTCAGTTAAAATATCTGATGTCAGCCAACCTTTCTGTAAAGTTTCTCTGAATGACCCTTCATCTTTAATCATGTCGTCAATAGCTATTCCATGCACTCTTGCTGTTTCTTTTAAGGCATCCTGGAATACTTGACCACCCATACCAGCATTTACAACTGAATTCCAGTCCTGCAATTTAACTGTTCCTGCTGCCAATGCCTGTGATAACTGATACATTGCCGTACTTGCCTGCTGTGAATTTGAACCAGATACGGCGGCAAGGTTTGCAATACCTTTGATTGCGGAAACAGAAGTGTCCAAATCAACGCCGGCTGCTGTGAAAGTACCAATATTACGTGTCATCTCCGTAAAATTGTAAATAGTCATATCAGCATAGTGGTTTAACTCATCCAATGCATTATTAACCTGGTCAAGGGTCGTCCCCTTTGATGAGGTATTTGCTAAGATTGTCTGAACAGCATTAATCTGTGTTTCATATTCCTCAAAACCTGTTCTTACAGGATCAATAGTCAACGCCGACATAATGCTCTTTCCAGCATTTACTGCTGAATTTGTAATATTTGCTAAAGCTGTAATAGCCATTACCTCTAATGCTGAAAATTTTGCATTAACAGTTTCAACAGCATTTGCTAACCCAGAAAAATTTATCTTACCGGAGGCTTTTTCAATACTTTCAAGTCCTTTTGTTGCTCCCTCCATATTCAAACTCTTTTTAAGTTTGTTTATCGAAGATAAGCTTGTCTGAATATTATTTTCAAACTGCTTATTGTCAAATCGCATTTCTACGACTCTTTGGTCAACAGTTGTACTCATAAACTTGTAACCTCCTTCCACGCCGACTTGACAATTTCGTCAAAAATAGGCTGAATAGCAGGATTGATATAATCTCGACCCTGTACCCAGCCTCCGTTACGAGTTCCATGTCCATACTGCAAGATAATTGCAATTGGAACTCCATTTTGAATATTCGTGTTATAAAAACTAATAGATACCGAACCCTTCTCCTGTTTTATTTCGTAATTCCATGAATTTGCAGTTTTTCCAGTATCTCTCGGCGTAGCAGACGCAAGGGCTGCCACACCTTGGCGACCGTATTTATCAAGGTCCCCTATTCGTGCTACTTCTTCCACTCTTTCCAGATACCTGGTGAGTTTATGGAAATCGCCCTTTTGTCTGAAACTTATCATGATATATTCCTCAAAAATTATTATTTAGCAAGGAAGTTTTAATTCCATACCTGCATATAACATAGTATCTAATGTCATATTATTATACTCTGCCAGTTCCTGAGCCCTGCATTCATCGCCTAAATAATCTCTTGCAATCTGACAAAATGAACCACCTGGTTCTACTGTTGCATATCTTTCATCTGTATTTTCCTCAGATGTGTCATTGTCTTCTTCTGATTCTTCTGCATTATCTGAATAATATTTTGCTTCTACAGCTGCCTGATAGTCAGCCCAGCTATATCCTGCGGATGCAAGTTTCTGCTTGCGTTCTTCCCCATTTCCATATTCGCCGCGATATATTGCATCTACTACAGACTCATCTATATCATCACTTGGTGTATTAGATGATTCATTGAGAATGCTGCTTAAATAATCATTAAACATTCTTAATCCGAAATCATTTATTATGTCTAATGTAGTTTCATAATAATCAGGAGCTGTTGCGTAATTGTAACCTACCCAATTATCATTTTCATCTCTATCTGTTCCATTAACAGCATTAGTGAGACCGTATAATTCTCCCTCGGGTGTATTAGCAGATGTGGCGTCATCGTAGTTATTCAACTGCATCAAATCCAAATAGCCATATACAGCCCTTGTAACATCTGGATATTTTACAAAACTATCCCTAATACTCACATAATTTCCATCAATATATTCAGTAGTATCGCATTCAATATCACTTCCTTTTATTCCAAACAATGAAGAAGCGTTTAAGTTCCACCCTGATTCTTTAGCTGCCTGTGCAATGATAACAGCTGGACTTATAGTCTTTTTTCCTTCCCTTATATATTTCACACATGCATTACATACAACAGGTGCGAGTGTATTAACAAAATCATTAACATGTTCATACTTAGTGTTTATTATTGGCATATTCATACTTATTCTCTCCTATCCTTTTGAATGAAATCTCTTTCTATTTGCAGCATTTATTGCAGCGTGCTGACGATATAGTTCCTGCTGACTCATTTTCTTTTTAGGTTGATTCTTCTCATTGAATACCCTTATCAAAGTAAGCAATCTGTTCAAATGCCATTTCTGACATTCCATAGGAATATTGAAACTAATCATCCAGTAATAAATAAGTTCCGCTGTAATCTGCTCTCGATTTGTTGTTACTTTCTTTTTTGTTTCAGTGAACCAAGTAGCAGTCATTGGTAACGCGATATACCTGTTCACTTCTTCTATGTTTGCTATTGTTAAATAGTTGTAGCAATCGTCTGGTACATTCTGCGTAATGGTCATACATCGCACATAGTCAATAATTTCCGCAGTGGTTTTCTCTTTTTTATTTATAAAAGGCTTATTCCACTTAGCTTCCCATTTAGCAACTGAAACCAAAGAATGCTCTAACTGTAATTTTTGTTCCTTTGTATGGATGAACTGTTCATTCTTTTCATCCCATAATTCAACTGAAGGTATTACAATATTAAGCATCTGTACACCTCTCAAATGAATTTACTGTGCGGTTCCCGAAACAACTGTTAAATTCTTATTCTCTGCTGCCGACTGTGCTGCATCATCCTTAATCTGTGGAATGATTGCATTAATGAAATCAGAAGCAGCATTAACATCTCCAGATAAGAATAATCTCTGAAACAGCACGTCATATGCCGGTGATTCTGTGAACGCTTTACTGATTTCTTCCCCTTTTTCAAGTCTTCTTCCATCTGCCGACTTGATGCCGTATGCAGATAAAATAATTTTCTTAAATGAAGCCATAATTTCCGGAACATTCTTAGCATTTACAATTCCCATGAGATACTCTGCGAGACCACCAGGCATACTTACCTCTAACTCCGTAATCTCTGTTTTGCTAAGGTTGAAATAATGGTCTTCTGTTCTTTCTGTTCCATTGAAATCAACATAAGTAATAGTTTCTTTATGCATTTTGAATTTCTCCTTTCAAATAAAAAAGCGACGCCAGCCGAACTGAATACGTCGCATAGACTGAATATTTAATTAACCTTCTGTTGTCATCATGGAAATGATTTCATCAGGCATTGGAAGTCTTGGCTCAGTTGATCCAGAACTATCTGTTCCATAAAGAATACCTTCCAGCTTCTGAAGCTTTGTGGCATCTACCTTTGTTGAATCGAATGTCATTGTTGCTGTTGCTTTAAGCTTCTTGCCCTTAACAGCCGCAGTAACTTTAACAGGTGTTGCACTATATTCCCAGGACATAGCCAATGGCTCTGGACTCTCATTTACAGATGAATTTTGTTTCTCTGATGGAGAAGCAAGACACCCCCATACTAAGTGAAGCTTATAGCCATGGTCATTTGACTCTGTATCATTTCCGAGAATAGTCTTATATGCAAGACCGAACTTCTTACGGTTCTGCTGACCTGCATATACTCCCGGTGCAACCTCTACAGAACCATCACATTCTGCAAACTCATCCGGAGCCATGTATGCTTCAATAGTTCCTCCAGCTGTTTCAGCAGACATAAGATTTAGATACTCGATGTTATCTGCATAAATCTTATTTGACTCTGCTCCTCCAGGACTGTCTGTAATAGAACTTACACCATTCCAAGCAACACCCTTTGTATAGCCATTTGTCTGAAATGGGTAAAGAGCGACTTCACTGACACCAGTTTCAAACAATCGCTCACCTTCATTATCCCATGTAAGTTTTGGCATGTTAATTTCCTCCTAATAATAAATTTCATATACTGTATGATTCAAATTATCCTTGGTATAGGCTGTATTGAACCTGCACATTGGTAACTCAGATACTTTGTCTACTATGTCGCTATCCGGATTACTATCTATAACTGTCACCGAATAACGATTTGAAGACAAATAAACCCTGTCATCGGCGTGCCTCTTATCTTTTCCATTAAGGGCATACACGATGGCAGGGTATTTCATACTAACAGATGCTGGCGGCTGAAAATAAGCTCGACATTCTTTTCCTCTCTCTGGGCAATCTAATATGCCGCAAAGAATACTATGCAGTTTAAGTCGTCTGCTCATTATAAACACCTCCAACTGTCAGAATTAATCGTGGATACTGAACTTCTACGCTCGTAATTTTCCACTTAGCCCCCATAAATACGATATATCGCATATTCTGGAAATTCTCATAAGCAAACGGGTCAGCAATAATACTAAACTCATTTGAAATATTAAGGTTATCATTAAGTGATGTTCCGGTTTCGTGCTGAGCCTTACTCCTATTAACATCACCATAATGATTATGCTCTACAATATGGTCTGTCCATACACCGGGAGCTGTTTCTTCTGATACGGAATAACCAATTGCTCCAAAAAATTTACTCATTTTGAAATTTCCTTTCTACGATTTATCTTAGCCTGCTAAGCCGTCAGTATGCTGACCCTTAGTATCTGTGACATCTTCCTCAATAGCAATTGCTGAGTAGATTCTTGTAAGAGCTCCAGAGCAGCGTGTCTCAAGAAGTGATTTCTCCTGATTGAAGTCGATATCGAACTGAGTAAAGTGTGTGATTTCTCCACCCTTTGTTGCTCCGAGAGAATAATCCTGAAGATTTACGACAAGAGCGATAAGCTTCTTTGTCTTTCCATCTGAAGTCTTTCTTGTCTTGTTAGCGAACTGCTCGGCTGTATTGATGCTGTCAACATTTAACGCTGTAGCAAGCTCAGCCTTAGAAGAGTAGATTCTTCTACCGTTCAAATCTCTTGCAAGAAGCATTACATTAGCCATATGAGGTGTGCAGTATAAGTCTGGTGTACCAGTTCCCTTATAGTTCTCTCTTGCATAGAGTAATGTCTGTACCATTGCTTCAGCGTACACATAGTTATCACCGAAGTTTGCTCCTGTATTTGTTCCCTGAAGCTCAGCCTCCATAGTTGTAATATCGAGATCGGTATGAATTGTGTAAAGGTCGTCATCAAGCCAGATTGGTCTGATATGCTCTGGGAAGATTTTATCCTCTGCACCATCATCACGACCGTCACCAATCATAATTGCCTTAGCAAGCTCCTCGTTAAGGTTCATACGATCAATGCTGTACATATATACAACATAATCGAAATCAGTGATGTCAACAATGTCATCTCTGTTAAGTGCATTCCTTACATAAATAGTCTGTGGGTCTGTTGTTCTTCTTACAAGATTGAAGTTTCCTGCTAACTTCTTCTGCTTTCCTTTCTGGTAGCCATGAGCTTTAAGAGTGTCAATATTTCTGATATCAGCCTGTGTTGTTCTGATTCTTGACATAGGTGACTTATGTACCTTAGAAATAACAGTGCTAATCCAACCCTGATCATTAGTAATAAGCTCCGGTGCACCAGGTCTTACCTCTGCATACTCTGGGAAAAGCTTAGAAAGGTCTACTGTTGCAACACCACTGCTAGTTGCATCATGCTGAAGTGCATTCTCCTCTGCATACATCTGTAATGCATTCTTAAAAGTACCAACTGTTCTCATCTTTGCTGTCTCAATTATAGCTACCTGGTCAGCATGAGAAAGTGTGTTATCCTGTGCCTGTACACTGTTCTCAAATACGTTATGTTTCATCGCCATTTTATCATTTCCTCCTTCATTATCATCTGAGTTATCATTGTTTTCATTATCTTCCATAATTGTCCCGATAACGGCATATACAGCAGTCTTCTGCTTTTCTGTAAGTGAGTCAAAGACATCTTCTACAGTCTCATCATCTTCGGACTTTTCTTTTTTCTTATCTTCTGGACGATCCTTAGTTTTCTCTTCGTCATCTGGTTTGTCATCAGAGTGCATAAACACTGTTACACCCTCGTCATAGCAAACAATTATTCCAGAACCATCCTCTCCATGAGCAATTACATCATCAATAAAAGCTCCAGGATTAGCCCCAGCAATTACAAGACTAACTTCTCTGATTAATCCATGGATTACATCAGAGCCTTTCTGCATTAACTGATTTGCAAAGATTGACAATGACCTCACATCGCCATGCTGCACCAGTTCTTTTGCAGTCTTACCTTTTTCCGTATCGTTAAATTCACAATACGCATATACACCATCTTCGCGATTTTCAAGATGTGCTAATCCAAGTACATCATCAACATCATGGTTGTGATTCCAAACAAGTGGAACTGTTTCTCCATTCTGTGACTTGAACGCATCTTTTTTAATTACACGACCATCGGTGCAAGTGAGATTATTTCGCGTGGCATAGCCACCAAAATCATACTTCATTTTGAATTTCTCCTCCTATATCTTGATTTTCATCATCTGTCTGAGTTGCGATTCCCGAGTCAGATTGTGATATGTTACTATTTCTCAATTCATCCGCCTTAGGGTCATCAGATGGTTTCCATCCAATTACCTGACGCATTTCATTAGATGATGCTACTTCATTTCTTGTAAACTTATCTGTTATCTCAGCAATTTCACTGATTGGTACAAGTTTAAATAGGTCTCTAAAGAACTTAATTGACTTATTCTTTGTACGAGCTGTCTTTGTAAGGAACTTACGTTTCATTTCGTCAACAATCGCTGACAAAATTGGTTCTATTGTTCGATTGTAGTAATTAAGCATTGTCTTCTCGTCAGCCGTTCCATCTAATATGCTCTGAGTGATACCTAACTGGCTATATAGCATACTCGTCAAATATTCAATCTGCTTCATCAGATTATTCTCAACTGAACGATTTAACTGTGTAACATGCTCCGTTCCATCAATATACGCAATTCCATACTTTGAGCCGGATAACTGTTCTTCTATATCTTTCCTTCGAAGTTCAGCCTGCTTTCTTCTTGCATCCGATTTGATAACATATGGCAACTGGATAATTAAATCTAATTTTCCAGAACTGCTCTGTTCATCAACAGCATCCAAAAGATTCAATTTTCGAACCAATCTCTGCATTGTAGAATTCGGTTCATTAATAACGGCATAAAGCGGGTTTTCAATAATTGCTACGTTTCTCTTTGGCATAGTAATATTTTGCCTTACACCTGTTTGTTCGTTATATACTTCGAGTTTTACATGCTGTGGATACCAATCGACTATTTTACCTACCCGCATTGACGTTATATCAAAACCATTAGATATATCCGGGTCGATTGTAGTATCAACCGGAACTATTGCTACAACACCTTCGTCCATCATTGACATAACTACATCCTGTATGAATGCTCTTCCTGTCTGGTCAAGATTTGCCTCTAACGATAAACAATCATTAAGCCCCGATTTTATAACATTTAAAAACCGCCCTTCATCATCCAACTGAACATGCTTAATGTTAATGGCGGCTACATCTAAAGCTATTCGATTGTAAACAGAGGTCACGATAGAACGCTCATTTCCTCTTGTAAGTCTGAATCTGTCTGGTCGATATGCATATCCTCCACCTATACCATACTGATAATTGGCAGTGGGGGCTCGATTCAGAAATGCATTCCAGGCGTGTTTCAGTCTGGAGCCAACTGTTAATTCCATTTTGAATTTTTCCTCCTTATTCAAACATATCTCGATTGAGCTTATATGCGACATAGGCATCCATCATAGCTGCCACCGCATCTATCTTCTGGTCATACCTCTTCTTTAACAATTTACGGTTTCCGTTAGTATCCTCTAAAGTAATACAGTTTCCCATCGTAAATGTCATAAGCTCCTCATCGAACAGAAGCATTCTATCTTCTGATAATTTCTTTAATTCTCCAAGTGGAACTGATTCTGTCTTAGCTCCCTGGATTACTTTTTCTACACCAAATACACCATTTTCCTGTGTCCAACGTTCTACGAAATCTTTTGCATTATATGGGTCGTACCCAAAACACCTTACATCGTAACCACTTTCAATAATGTAGTTATCCAAATCTTCATATACATCCATCATATCCAGGACAGTTCCTTCCATAACAATAAGACTACCTTCTTTAATGAACTCTTCATACTTCAATCTCATTGCAGACTGTAATTTCATTAATGTTCTCTGCGTTATGTAATTTCGTGTCTTTACACCAAATGCACCATTAGATAATGGAAACAGAAACGTAAATGCACAGAAGTCATCTCCCTGTGATAGATCTCCACCTAAAGAGCATGGCAACTGCCAAAAATCTCTTTTTCGATGTGGCAGAGTTTCTTCATATGTGAAGTAATACGTATAACCTTCCATCGGCAGACCAAATCGTTTTGCAAGTATATCATTTCTTGCTGCTGGGGCTTTCTCTGCTCTTTCAACATCAAGCTGATACGTTTCATAGCTGACTGTCTTTCCTAAGTTTGGATTAGCCTTCAACCACATATCTGGATTTGAAACTTCTTCAACAGAATCAAGTTTGTACCACCAGATAGAAACATGAGGGTTAATATATTCACCTTTTAGGATGTCCTGCAATTCCATTTTGATTGTATCGCCAGCTCCATTACGGACTGTACCCTCAGAGCTAATAGCAACAATCAAATAATCATCTACCTTTGATGCACCCTGTTCAATAGCACCTATTACATCTTCTCTGATATCTCCGGATAACCATTCATCAACAGTTGCAACCTTGAGCTGCAATCCCTGTAGCTTGTCTATCCTCATCGGACGAATTTCCAATAACGAACCGGTAAGAAAATTTTCTATTCCTTTCTTGGTCGATGCCAATTTAACTCTATTGGCTTTTGAACCACTGGTATTCATTATTGAACCATCTGTAAGGAATTTATAAAATGGTCCTCTCGAACGAGTAATAGCTGTACGAATAGGCGACAGAACTTCTTCTGCCTGTTTCATTGTTGGTGCAGTTGTAATCTGGTGTGTTGTCGTGATATCGACATTAAGAAAATAGTTCTGTAAACAAGAACCATACATAGATTTTGCGGCACCTCGTGCTACTATGAGGTACTGCTTGTTAATAAGCCTTTTTCGGATATGTTTTTTAACATAATGTCCGCCATGACCATCTTCAGACGGTTCATAGACACTTCTTTCAACGAAATAATACCAGCCAAAAATTTGTTCAGACCATACTTTAAACGAATCAAGAAGATTCAAATCAGAACCATCGGTAAGTGTTAATTCGTTTTCGCAATATAAGATGAATCCTTCTACTGCTTTGTCATCATAATAAACACCAGGATTTGCAATAAGGTCATCAATACGGTTCATCTCCATAGAGATTTCCTTATTAACTGGTATCTCGCCTCGAATAACGGCATCTCTAAACATGCCGTAATATATCGGGACGGCTGTGTTCGATAATGCCATTTTGAATTTTCTCCTTATTTACCTCTTAATTCTTTGATACTAAGAGCAATTGCTAATGATGACCCAGTAACAGCTAATACATCACCTGCAACTGAAAGTACATCCTTAACGCATTCGCGACCTTTAGAAATCTTAGGTTCTTCGACCTCTGAAAACAATTTCTGATACTGCTGCTCAAGTAGTTCACGATTAATTCTGTCTCGCATTTCTTTATCAGACATATTTGATAAATCCATACTTTTTCGCTTAGATTTCGGGCGTGTTTCACTTTCCATAGACTTCAACTGCCTAACCATAGAAGAGCTAGTATCAACAATTCTTTTTTTTCGCTCAAGGTCTTCCCTTACCCATCTGTTAGGGTCTGGATTACTTGTATCAATTCGGTTATCTTTTTTCTTTCCAAGATTTTCTCTTACATCTCTATCATATCTTTTCTTCCCTGCATTTGTTAAGGAACCATCTTTGTTCTGATAACGACGAACACCCCATCTCATACCTTTAATTCCATGGTGTTCTAATTCATCGTTTTTTTTTGATAACTCATTCATTCGTTCACTTCCCTTCAGTTTCATTCACAGTTCGTAAACGACACTCATATTCATTAATCTGAGCTTTATAACACTCCATAACAGCTGAATTCATAGGTGGGTCAAATAATAATTTTACCTTCAACCACACATAAGATTTCACAAGCTGATACAATCTCATATCTTCAATAAATTCAGACCATTTATTATTCTTATCCTCTATCATAAAGCCATCTGATGGACCGATACCTAACTGAGTTAATATAGTAAATACCGAATTTATGTGCATAATTATGTCTACATCGAAAGCATCATACTCCTCAGTTAAGCCAAGTAACTTCTTCACAGAAGTCAATATACTATCAGAAATATTCTCTGCTGCCATAACACTACTCCTTTTCAGCTCGAGTAACCTGAATGAAATCAGACATACAATAACCATAACATGCTTCGGTATGAATGGCATAGAATCCATCAATAATGTCATCAGTTATAAGATCTACCATTGTGCCAACTGGAATTATTCCTATAACATCTGCTTCTTTATTCGGCTCCTTTCTAATTCTTAACTGACCACAGTTCTCAACAACACCAAAAATTTTAATATTTTCATTTTTTATATTAGTATCTGCTGCATCTACTGATGACTTAGTAACAGATGCCGTCTGTAGTGACTGATTTGCTTTTTTTTCGCTCATAAGTAACCTCCTTCTAATGTCTCCATGGACACATATCATTTTTTCTTCTCTCTACAGGTGCATGTGGTAATAAACTTGAATCACCATAATGTATAGCATTGTGAGTATTCAATACTGTTGATATCAGATACTCGGGATTAAGAAGGTCATCATTTCTATTAATAATGTCTTCTGGTGTAATTGGGTTCATATGATGGATAATAATATTTCCTTGAATTTCATATCCATCACATGCCAAATCGCATCCTTTATCTCTGACAATGATTTCATTTCTAAGCCTTTTCCACTCTTTTGAGTTATAAAAAAATTGATTCAAATATCTGTCAAATCCAAATGTCTCTATTCCAACAGAACCATCTAATTTCAAATATTCAAATCTTTCTTGAAATGTCGGTAAACGGGTAAGCTCAGTATATGTTTTAATCATCCCACTCATACTCGTCACTCTCCCTTTGTGAATCCCGTCCGCTGTATCCTCTAAAAGCATCAAGTGCATTCTTGTATAATTCCTCTGCCTGCTCTGAAGATTGAATACTTTTTGTTTTTGCTTCTGTTAGAGCTAACTCTTTTTTTGTCTTCTCTAATTCAAGCTCTGCCTGTTTTGTTCCAAGCTTTAAATAATGAACAATAATCTGAGATGGTGCCTTACCAGACCTCATTAAATCCTCAGCACAATCAGTTGCAAGAGAAATCATCTGTTTCTGTCTTGCTTCTGGTGTGATTGCTGGTCGCATTCGCTGACTGGCAGTATCAGAAGATGAGTCTGGCTTAACTTTCCTCATAGTTACCGCCTCCTTTTAAGTAATTTCCGCACACTTTATATAAAGTTTCAGCAGGGTTTTAAAGAGTTTACAGAGACTATTGCACCACTCTTGTATATGAAAGGAGACAACCTTTAAAGATGAGCCAGCCACCGCTCAGTAATAATCCTATAAACTCTTTAAAACCCTGCTGATATGTCAGAACATTTTTCAAAAATTTCCCTCTGGGGAAAAAATAAAGACCGCCGCGATATGGGTGGGGGTATGTTTTTTTAGACACCCCCCTATACCCTTAGACAGTCTGCGTAATTTTTAGTGTTTTCTTCACTTTCTTGTATATGTTTCTAAAATCATATTTGATGATTTCGTCTATCGCTCTTTCGATCTCTTTGTCATTCTCTTCATCCGATAGCTCATCCGATGTCCTTGCGATGCGACCAAGATACGATGTCGAGTGATAGCCTTTCTCCTCGTCATATAGCATCCATTCGGTGAACTGGTCGAACGGATCATAAGGGTTGTCAATTGTAGTCAATGCACACTTAGTTACATCCATTCTCTATGTTCACTCCTTTCCATTCAGATACTTAGATACAGTTGAAGTAGATACCCCTAAAGCTTCTGCTATTTCAGATGTACTGTAGCCAGATGCGGATAGAGCTGAAATTCTACCCTGTTTAGCTGTACTGAGTGATGTTGTGGCACGAGGAGTAGCCTTTTGTCTGACAACATCAATGTTAGTATTGTTTAATATCTGTGTTAGCTTGTTCTCGCTGATAGCACCAGCCTGTATAGCCTCCCATTCCTTATCAGTTATATCTATAGAAGTTCTCTTAGCTCCTACAGAATTGCGGGCTTTCGATAGAGCCTGTTGACTCGCCTTCTTAATTTCAGCCTTTGTCATATCTGGGTTGTCTCTTTTCTTAGATTGAACCTCTGCATTGGCAATAGTCTGGGCTTGTCTTTCACGGGGGGCATTCATCAAAGCAACATTTAATTTTCCCATAAGTGAATCTACTTCAGACTGATAAGTTGCTTTTGCAGAAGCAGAATAGGCAATCTTTCCAGTATTGACCATTTCTCTTCTTGCCTGATTTGCTAAAGATTTCATAGAATTTGCATATTTTGCATACGCTTCTTCCTGTGGGGTGCCGGATGATAATTCTCTGGCATCATTAACTTCAGCCATCTTTGTACTCTTCTGAGTACGAATTTTTATTTTTCCATCTTTGTCAGTATATGTCTCTTTAACTTCTTTGTAACTAAGAGAACCATCTTCATTGATAGTCGGACTTCCTTTTCTCTTTAACACAGAAGTTTCAGATTTTGCTCTTGAGATAAGAGTAGACGCACCTTCATGATAGTGACCATTTGAATCTGTTGTACCTTGGTATTTCTTTTTCAAAGTTTTAATATCATTGTCGATTTCACTCTGTTTATAATCTAACTTATGTTTTTCAGCATCAATAACAACCATACTATGTCTAACAGCTTTAGCTAGCTCTGGTTCTGTAGCACCTTTCAACGTCATATCCGTTATAAGGTTAGATATCATACCCATCTCAGTCTGAGTATTAGACATTCTCTGATAAGTTCTACCATTTCTTGTGTAGTATTCTTTACCTTTTGAATCAATTTTGACAGGTTTGCTTGAATCTGGACCATATGAATCCTTAGTATCAAAATCTTCAAGTCCCTTTAACGGATGAGTTGAAGTAATCTTTACCTTGCTATTAGACGAATTACAAGGAATGACCATGACTGTATCGCCGTCAAAGTCAGCTCCAGATAATCTGTCAGCATTTTTCTTATTAATACCAATAGCATCAGCAGGTGTGTTTCCTAATACACGTTTACCTTCTGCCAATTTATTATTAACTTTAAGAATTGGTATTTCAAATGTTCCTCCATGAGGATATCTTATTAAAGCAACAGTTTCGCCATCTTTATAGTTAGGTGCATATACTTCATTATCTTTGATAGTTGTCAATGGCAGTATTACTTGATACTTCTGTCGTGGTAATGATGCTGCCTGTAAATGAACTGCCGCAGAATCGCAATCATCGGCAAATGATTTAAGCAAAGTTTTCTTAACTGTCGGATTAGTTAATAAACATATTTCATCAAATTCTGCCTGCTTATCAGCTGTTGCAAGACCTAACTGTTTCTTTATCAAAGACAAACTCTGCTTAGATAAGAACTGTGATGGAAGTGTTTTACTCCATTCGCCCCAATCTCCTTCTTCGGCTCTTTTATTAATTAACGACAAGCTCTGTTTCTTTCCGGTTACAGGGTCTGTATATTTCCCTTTTGGGTCATCGTAATAGCTTTGACCACCATGTTCCTTTATCAAAGAACCAAAAGGATTATCTGGGTCATTCTTAATATCCTTGAGAACTTCCATTTTAGGAACAGCTTTTGATTTATTGGTATTGAAAATGACATCAACACCATCTGGCATATCATCAGAATAGACAGCCATTCCTTTCAGATATTTCTTTCCATCCACCATTATTCGAACCTGTGCATAATGCGAATCGCCTAATGATAAATCCTGGACTCCTCTACGAAGTTCTATAACGCCATCTTTGTTAATACCGCCATCTTCTTTGTATCTGATAGCAAGTCGATTAGAATCCATACTAGAAGGATATTCAAATCCTTTTCTGAAAGATTCACCGCCATCATAAGAAATATAATCTTTTACTGAATGCACATCATCATAATTGTAAATGTCTTTATGCTCTGTTCCGGGTGGACAGATTACTTTTATATTTGTCTGCTTTCCAGGATTAGTAACCTGTGGAACTCCACCTCCATAAATTGGATAACCTTCCATTTCCAAAATATAAAGAGCCTGGTTAAGTTTCTCTTTTGAAACTCCAAGTTCTCTTTCAACTCCGGTACCGACATCAATCATACCTTTTTTTTCAATAAGTTTTCTAAGTACATCAGCAGTGGCTTTCGCCTGATTCATTCTGGCTTCTGAATTTTCATTCAATAAAGACCTTACAGATGAGTCATTTGCAAATCCCATCTTATCAGCAATTTCGTTTAAACTGTAACCTTTTTCTCTAAGGTCTTTGGCTGTTGCAACCTGCACTGCTCTTCTTTCATCTTTAGCAAGACTCATTTGTGTTCTAAGCTGAGTTGTTGTAAGTCCCATAGTTTTAGCAATATCTGTTTCGCTCATACCAGACTTTTTCAAAGACTGCACACGACTTAAAAAATCGCCGCTATGTTGATAAGGGTTATCTCCAGAACCCCAAGGATATCTACCAGACCTTCTGGCAACACCATAATGCATAAGAAAGTCATCTGTAATATCAGACAATACTTTAGCTATTCGAGCCATCGATTAACCCTCCTGTTCTTTTATTTTTCTTATGACCTTATCAAAGGTAATAATTTTATCCATAATTGGAACAATATCTTCTGCTGTTGGATTATGATACAGAACTTCGTTGTTCTGATAAATTCTTAATTCCATATCAATATCAGCAGGTTTTACTTTATATTCCAAACAAAAAAGAGCGGCATAAATCATAAGCTGCTCCATGTGTGCCGGAATTACTCCTGTCTTCAAATCATGAATTCTAAGTAATCCGGATCTGTATGAAATTGAGTCTGCTGTTCCAAAGCAGTTTTCAGAATAGAATAATGCCTGTTCTGGTGTCATCTTATAACCAATGGCATCATTAACATACATATTTAAAGTCTTTTGTGACTTTGGTAATTTCTGTCCCAAAGAAATACACTGTGCAGCAAATGCATGTAACACAGTTCCTTTCTGAGTAGCAAGAAATTTTGAATAGGCATCGGCAACTTTATCTTCGCTGTAATTAATCCAATGATATTTACTAGCTCCGAGAAATGCGTGCTGTCCTTCAAGATTGGAATGATTGTTGAAGTTCATATAATACTTTCTCCTTGTTTTCCGGACAAATGAAGCGAGAAAAAGACATCCTGTTCATTTGGTCCACATAATATTCTTGATTAGGCTGTTTACTAGCCGACGCACTTTTTTTACATTCCAAAGAAGCCCACTTATCATTATAAAGAATTAGCAGGTCTGGAATACCTTGAATATAACTCGCATCATTCTTCATAACGATGCATCCAGGAAAAAGTCTCTTAAGCTCTTTAATCAAATTAGCCTGGAATTTGTTTTCTAACATTTTGTAAGCTCCTTTCCGAAGATTTATTTTAAAAGTTGATAAGCAGCTAATGCACCTAGCCATACGGTTGTACCATTCAAATCTTTCATCATTTTATTTTTATCGCCTTTATCAATGGTAAATGCTCGCACAGCTTTATAACCAGCATTACTCAAATAGATTGCCTCAACACTATCTATTTTTAATTTTTTATTAAATAGTTGTCTATTTTTTTTTGTGGGGGTTTGAAACCGATTTGGCATTACTGCTTGATTTGGCTTTTCGATGTCCCCATTTCATACCAAGAACACCATAATGCATTAATTCATTACTATCACAATTCATATCGCTTTCCTCCTTTCACAAATATCAAAAGAGAAAGTGAATGCTGTTAAAAATGCATATTTTACCTCTCTCCTCATAAGGGAATGTATTTTTCGCGTGCAAAAAAAAAACAGAGACACAATTAAGCATCTCTGTTCAATAAAGTTATTTATGTTTATTATGCAATCTTTAAATATAATTCTCCATCCTTATCCAAATAACATACTTGATTTTGTAGGCAAGACTGTAAAACTGATTGCAATGGTTTTCGCTCAATGAACTCTTTTCCATTTCCAAGTAACTCTACATATTCAGCAATTCGATTCTCATAAATGGATTTGTCAATTTTCTTTAGTGGATTTCCTTTAAAATTTATAACATACATCTCTATAGCCGAGAAACTGGATAAAAGACGTTTTTCACACTTATCGATATATGTAAGAATATCTTTTTCAACATAAGTAATATAATCTGTTTCAAAATTTTGTGAGTAAAAGACTTCAAGTATAGTGCTCATGCAATACAGTTGTACTGATAATTGTAAACAATCTTTAATCTTAAAAGCTTTATTAACAAACTGTTCTAAATCATTACTGTCTTTAGACTTTACTAAAGAATCCAAATCTGATATATAGAACTCTATATCTTTTACCGCTGTTTTTCTTGCTGCCTGTAGGCTAATAATTGTTGCTGTTCTCTGATTATCATATCCCATGATTGAATTGTAATTCTGATATGCAGAATTAACAAAACTAACTTCTGACATCAACTCAGCTTTTTTATCCCCATAAAGAAACTCAAGAATCTTATCTGCTTTTTGATTAATAACTGTCAGATTATTATTAATATTTTTTAAGAAATATTGTCCCGAAGCCATTGCCATTACACTAAAAGCCCCCATCAATATCGCCTGTTGTTTCATTCGACTTATTGATGCATGTCCAGCAATTCCATGTTCCCCAAAAAATGGTGTACCCAACCCTCCGTTTTTATAATGCATTAAATCCGATACCGAAATACCTTTTGGAAGATTCAAAACATATGCATTTGATAACGCCTGAGTTGCCATCAATGATGGAAGTTCCTGGTGCAACATGCTAATACATGCTTTCTGATTAGAAGACAATTCTAATTTTTTCAATTTACTTTTAATTGGTAACTCATCACAAGCCTCTATATTGAAGATTTCAATCGGCTTAATTGCACTATCATTTTTTTCGTTCATTGTATTACTCCTCTCATATAACATATCAATACGGAAACGCAAAATAAAATATATAATAAGATAATATGTCTCATTTAGTATACCACATTCAAATATAAATTTAAAGTCACTTCTTGAGCTGGAACTACCTTCTTGGACAAAAACCCAAAAATTTTTGCTATTTATATATATTTATTAAACTTTTTCTTCGCATTAGAGTTGAAAAAAAAGTGGGTTTTTGACCAAAGTTGGATATCCAAGAACTCAGAACCCGCATAAATACTGGGTTTGCGGGCATTCAGTTTATGGACAAAAACGTTTTAAAAAAGTGGGCAGAAAACCCAAATTAAACACCAAAGTTGGATATCCATTAAATATTTTTCACACTTTTGCCCAAATTTTTCAGTCTCTGCCCGTTTTTATTTTCCCAAAAGTGGGCGGAAATTGACCAAAAATGATTAAATGGATATCCAGGAATTCAGCCAATTTTTATCAATTTACCCAGTATGTCTCAGCAAATTATGTTGCATTCGAAGCCCTCTTCTCAAAATTTCAGCCTTCGGTAAGCCATATTCGGTCGATAATTCGTCCAAAATAGTCTCTTCACCGTCCGACAAACGCAATCTATACTGCTTATTTTTTACTTCTCCGTCGTCTCTAGGCGGTCTTCCACGCTTATTCACCTACAAATTCACCTCCAAATTTTAAAAATTTCTTCTGTGATACGGCATATTTCTGCGGAATATTGGAATATATGTATACTCTGTACGAACATAAAAGTCTCTATAACATCGATAATTCGTCACCTTTATAGGCTTTCCAGGCTCAATAACCTTAGATAATTTCCTGAAAAGCTCCCTTAATCGTTCGGCAATTTTCTTCATAATTTCCTTAACTCTTTCCCACGCATCACATAATGTCTGTAAAATATCATCGTATTCCATACCGTTACCTCCAAATTTTACCTGTTTTACAGTCTTTTATAGCAATTCTTTCTTCAATATGAAATCCAGCCAACTCACATGTGGCAAATATAGTATTTAAGAGCTTGCGAAAACGTTCTTTGTCTTCTGGCGAGCTTTTCTCTACATTGTTTATAGCTTTATATGCTGTTGGATCTGGATAACCCTCTGGATTTTTGTAATCATTTCCAATAGTCATTCGTATTTGTGTCCCCCTTTGTTCAGTTATTTTCTTTCGATAGCATTCCTATCTTCCTTTTTTAACGCCTTCTGGATGTCATTAATATTGTAACTATGACCTTTTTCAATCATAGTCTTCATAATTTCACTGGTCGCTCTCAGCCTGGTCGCTCTCAGCTTTAACTTATATTCAAAGATTTTCAAAATTCTGGTTGTAAGTGTGTATACCAAGATAAACACCGCAAATAACAGTATTAAAATAGGTAATAACTCATTAATTGTCATCTTTAATTTCCTCCTGTTGAATATTTTTCTGATGTAATGAATTTAAGAAGTCTCTTACAGCATCTTCCGAATTGTCGTCAATCGTAACTGTTGTGTTTACTGGCTGTACACTTTTGGCGATACTTTTCAAACTCGCATCTATAGACTTTAGAGTTTTTAAAATATCAGTATCATACTTATCATGTGTCATATTGTTTTGTTCTCCTTTCCGTTATGCCATAATTTCTTATCTGATAAATCCCACTCAAGAGTTGCTCCGCATAATGGACACTTCTCGTCAGTCTTTTTAGTTGAGTGCTGTACCTCTCGCCCACAAACACAATATCCATAAATTACAGAACTGACATGAGACTTCCAATAGTCTTTTACTATAACTGTCAAAATATCACTCCTTATCCATAAGACTTCCTCTATATTTCATAAAATCGTCAAGTTCTTTTTCTGTAGCTTTCCGCTTATTACATCCATCCACGCAAGTATCACAGGAAATCCAACTTGTAAGCATAGCCATATCGCATCCATCACACGGATCTGGCTTCTTATGAAATATCTTTCTTAACCACTTCAGCATTAATGCTTGTCCCCATATCTTCCAATACTCTTATATTCTGTGTAAATCTTATTTTGGCAGTAATATAAATTGTAATCGTTTTGTTCTATATACCACCATAATTTTTTATGACCAGCTTTTAAATAATCATAACAGTAATAAGTTTCTTGATAGTGATTATCTACCATCTGTCTGAAACTAAGCTCGTCAATATCATCCGAATTAGCACAAAATACAGCTATACGATTAATAAGATCTTCTGTAAAATTCTCGGTCACTACAAACACAACCCTGACGATTGCACAATTTCGTCTCCTAATACTGTATAACTGCTCTAAGCTATGTAAGTGGTAAACTACTCTGTCAAATGCATCATATGGTGCTCCAGAAACATTAGGTAAACTCGTATGAAGTCCTATGTTTAAATCCTCTGTAATTTCAAAGAATTTATCATACCAGTCCTTATGTTCACTATAATTCCATAATGGGTCTCCGCCTCCAGATAAAGAAACCCAATTACACTGATTCCTTACAATCTCGAGCCACAATGAGTCCAATCCGTTAATTGTTGTTTTTGGAATATCTAAGTTGTTATTCTTGACGATGCAATATGGACAAGTATAGTGACATCCAAAGTTGGTGATAATACTTATATATTTATCATTCATTATTTTTCTCCTCTTTCACAATTCCATGGTTCTGGAAATAATGCTTTTATATAAGGTGGTATTGTGGCTTCTGTAATCAGCTCAGAATACGGAAGCTCTTCAATCCACTTACAGAATTCTCGCCATTCATCCAGCTTATGGTCTTTGCGAGACTTATAGATATTTGTCAGCACCTCATAATTCATCATAACGTTGCGTGTCTGGTTATAACTGCTCGGAAGAAGCTGAATCATCTGCCACCAATCACCTTTGTTCTTTGTTTTTAAATATATAGATCTTGAATCGTTTAAATCGTCTATCGTGATTTCTAAAACTTGTCTTGTTTGAGAAGCTAAATGTTCCGTCGAAAAATCATCCAGCGTAAACTCCTTCTCAGCAATCTTATGCATCGTACTACAGCTATTAGCAACCGTACCAACCTTATAAGTATCGAATTCTTTCCACCAATATAAAGGTGCAGTTATTCTAACATACACCGGCATCATTCTCATAAACTTTCGATGATCGTTACCTGCTTTAGATAACCGCAGCATGAGATTAGCATCATTAGTTCCAATAAAATAGTCGTCTGACCATTGAGCATTGGTTACCCTTGTTGCTTTTCCACAACTGCTATCACTCTTTTCCCACGAATTCATCGGATTTCTCATTCCCTCAATAATAAACTTCATCTGCTCTGGACTTGCCAGAACCACATTTTCTAATTTAATCATATTCAACCTCCTAAAATAAATAAACCAGCATTACAATATAATGTAACACCTGATCTGTAACATAATTAATTTTGTGATATCTAGCCTTTAAGGCATCGATTATTAAATGTGTAATAAATATGATCAAAATCTGCCAAGTAAAATCAAAGAAAATAAGGAATGGTAAACAATATAACACACAATGCACAATTAAATGATACCAATTTTCCCCTTTTGTTTTTGCTATAAAATCAGATTGAAAGGCATAGTCGCCTATCAAATGACAACATATCAATAATATTATTATTTTAATTGATTTCATTTTCATCTTCCTCCTCCTTAATTTGACATGTATAATCATACTTAGTAAAAGACCTAGACCCTTTCCACCAGTCAATAATTGGAGTCATTATCATAGTTTCAAAATCTACATTTGAATTATTAATCTCAGAGTCTAATATTGTATACTCATAAATTGGGTCAGTGCAGGCAAAATCTAACGTGGTATTATATATTCGTACTTGCCATTTGCCATTATGTCTACCAATGTGCTGAAGTTTAAAACATAAATGATCATGCATTTCAAAAAATTCTTTAATCATGCTTTTTCTCCATTTCTTTCATAGCTGCCATAATTCTAGCATGTTCTTTATCTACACCATCTTGAAATCCTTTTGTATAAGCATGATCTAATTCTGCTGCATTCTGAGTGGCAGTTTCCCAACGCGAATCAATACTAGGACCATACACTTTGCTCATTCGGATTAACTGAATGGCACGATCGAATTCTTCTTTTTCAACTACAATTTTATAATTATTCAATGCAAAGTCACTCAAAGTCTGAAATATAAATTCATCTTCAGTTTCAGCCATTTGTGTTGTTATTGTTCTAATTGTTTCATCCATTATTATTCCTCCTCTTCTTTTAGCCAAATTCTGATTCTATCATTGTATGTATCAATCTTTTTGACTTCTCTATTTAATAAATCTTTTGAAAAATATTTTGATGCATAATGATTGCGACCAAATATTACAGCTGGGAATGTTTTATCCATAATAGATACCTCACAGCAGGAAATCATTAATATATCTTTTAATTTTATCATTTCTTTTTACCTCCAAAAATCTTATCTAATAATATAATAGCTAGCATATATACATATGGTATAAATGTCATAAAAAATAAAACACACCTCTTTTTCTATGTTGTAAAATATAATCGCCATAAGCTGCTGGAGATATATTAGTTAATTTTTCTTTTTTCCAAGCACCATATCCCTTTCGTCCAGCTTTAATATTTTTGCTCTTTGTATACATTGTGCTTATATCATTACTCATGTTTTTCCTCCTCTTTCACAATTCCACGAAATTCAACCACTTCTTCGGAGAGACTGACAAAATATCTTTTTCCCTGATATTCAACAATATCTCCGAAGTAGTTGATATCCATTTCTGGTTGTGAAGCATATGCAAGAACATTAATTTTTGTAGTTCGATTCACTATCTTTTCCTTTCTCTATCCATCTTCACATCAATTGCTTTTTGCATATCTTCTGGTGAGATATTAAAAATGGACTCCAGAAGTTTCAAGCAAATATAAGCATCTGCCATCTCTTCTATGAGTCCAATTCTGTCACCATAACCTCTAATTTGTTTGCTAACCTGCTGTGTGAGTTCTGCAAATTCCTCCATAGCAATAGTACAATTCAATTTCCAAGGTCTTTTATTTATACTATTTCGTATAGCTCGCCTTCTCTCTTTATCAGAAAGTTCAATATTACTATTTAAACCTTGAATAAATCTAGTTCTGTTCATTCTCCAGCTCCTCTCTGGACATTAGCTTTCTTTAATTGCTCCGCAGCCTCTTTTCTTGCGTCATATTTGAAAATATCAATCTCTTCAAACTTATTATCTTTCTCTGCAAAGAAGCGGTTAATCTTAACCTTTTCTCCATTTGGAGTAATCACATAGAATACGCCAACGGTATCAAAGTCCCCATTTTCTGTGTCATATAAGAAATCCTCACAATATACATAGAATGGTTTTGTTGACAGCATATATGGCATAGTGATAGGAAACATCTCATCCATAATCCTATCAATTAATCCGCTATGATAAGTATTGTTCGGGTTATTGATACTCACACATACAGCTCTTGCTACATCGTTGTAACTAATTGAGCCATCTTCTTTGATATGCTTAAACAAAGAACTCATTCGTTTGCACTGAATTGATTTCACTCCATTTTTCTCAAAACTACCACCGGCATCCCAAATATCATCAGTATCTACAATTGGCGTTAATGGCTTTCCTGCAATTAAGCGGTTAAGAATATTTTTAGTAATTCCAATACTCATACCGCTATGTCTATCCTCCATAAGACTATTAAATGCCTTTAATGCACTTCTGTAGCAAGCACATCCATTGCCATCATCACCAGATTTCTCATGTTCGCAAGCCAGCTCCACCTCATTTTCAGCCCATAAATCCATAGAGGTCTTTTCTCTGCAAGAATATAAAGATACATTCCTGTCATCAATGTAAATATTTGCAAATATCTTTCTTGTATCTCCACCGAACTCAGTAATAATTTCTGGAAGATTCTCATTAACAGCGTCAAAGACAAGTCCTTTCTCTGAACACCAATTAACAGCTGCCTTTGTCTGCTCCTCATTTCTGCAAGTCCAAAGAATAACCTTATCCCCATTCAGCTGGCAATTCATAAGGAAGTCAATAAGTTCCATATTTGGTTTGCCAATCTCCGGGTATTTGTTCTCACATAAAGTTCCATCAAAATCTACTGCAATAATATTATTTTCCATTGTATTATCTCCTTTAAATAAAAATAACCTAGCTACGTATCAATAGTAGCTCTTCTACCATATTCAGAAGGCATAGTAGATAGCCTTCATCAGTTTATTTCAAAAAAAAATATAAAAGAAAAAGACCCAGCATGTTTGATATATGTCCCCGTCAAGTAGATTTTGGTTATTTACCTTGTCTATTAAGAGGGTTCATATCAGTTTCCATGCCGAGTCCCTGTTTTTTAATCTTCTCTTTGAAGAATCATGACTTTATTATAAATCTCTTCTCCAAGTAAATCCATAAGTGCGTTTCTGTATTCTGACGATTTGGCAGTTATAGACCATATTTCTTTTGCTATTATAGATTCCGTCTCCATACGACTTCCTTCAATAATGCTAACTCTATGTTCTGGATAACTACATAATTCATCATATACATCCTCGTCCATGATTGCTTGTACGTAAATTTTCATATAATCACCATCCTTTCTCATAATGCAACTTGTATTTTTTGCGAAATATATTTTTAAAATGTTTCCCACGGATCATTCATCTTCTTTAAATAAAAATAACCCACAAGCCTATAAAAGACTCATCAGTTTCGTAAATATAAATTAGTGCTATTCCATTATTTCAATATCTTTTATTTCATTTTCATTAAAGCTAACGCTTTCGCCTAATTTCTGAGGGCAATTGTCAATATCTATGGCGGCAATCCCCTCTGGTTCATTATCTTCTGGGAAAATATAATCACTTACAATACCAGTGAACACTTCACCATCCGTGCAAGTTATTTTCACGTTCTTTCCCTCAAGACTTTGATTGAGTTTCATTTATTTATTCTCCTTTCTTCGTGCTGGATAAATATGCGTGCCGGTATTAGAATATATTATCAGTCCAATATTTGATGGTGTTTCTACACCTTGTTCATCAACATATATACCAATATCCTCATCGGCAAATATTCTTTCTCGATGATTCCACTTTCCATTATGGTCAAGTTTCGACTCTCCTGTTCCGCTATATTTATCTACTAATTTCTGTGCGTATTCTGTGTCACCATTTAAGTAACTTCTTCCAGGAATATGCTGTGTTTTGTTATGACGATTTTGTTTGTCTTTGTTTATGGTTTTTATTACTTCACCAGAATTAATCGCATCTTCTACTATTGTACCATGTTTCTTAACAGTTGCAACTCGTCCGTTATCTTTTATCGGATATGGAGGACCATTCCTAACCCCCCACTTCATTCCTTTTACACCGCTATGCTCAACTTCCATACTGTCGAGTTTTTCCTTTATCTTATCAAGAATATTCTCAACAGTCTCTCTCGTTCTAGGTGCAAGCTTCATAAATTTAGAATGTTCGGTATACCAGTTAAATATCTCATACAGATTTCCGTTAGCCCAACTAAAAGCCCACCAATCACAAATCATCTCCACGATATAATCGTATGGCATTTCAAGAATGGTCTCTAATTCTCCATTTTCCATATCGTCATGAATAAGTATCCAATACTGCCAGTGATGTGGGTTTCTATGAATATGTATCAGCCATGCTTTTTGATAATCCTGGACAACTTTATAAGACCTGTTGTTTCCATAAAAATATGCATCATATGCATTATACTCGTCCTCTTCATCCTTAGACTTATCGTGAGCAAATTCAATTTGCCAGGCTGCATCTGAAATATCATTCGTAACATCTGGTAAATTCTCACATAGCCAGTCAAATCCTCTTTTAACATTAGCCCTGTGATTTGCTAAATATTGGTCATACTGGAAGCTCATTTCTTCACCGCCTTTTTTGTGATCAACTTTTCAAACAGTTCCTTGGCTTCTGGACCATCAATCGCATTAACAATATCCACAGATTTATTAGGCAACTGTCTTCCAACACACAGTACACCTTTCTTGGTCTTGTCATTATAATCAATGCTTACTAAAACTGTATCTCTCATTGAGTATCCTCCTTTCGGTACTTACTATAGTTAAAACAAGTTAGACACCTCGGGCATGATGAGCCTATACGCAGCACACCTTCATTTTTTCTTGTACATTCGTCATAATACACGATTGAATCGTATTCTTTATCTGGAGTTGTAACTGCCACATGAGTATATCCTTCGGATTTTCTCTTCTCCAAATATGCTATTACATGATCTATCTCTGTTCCTTTATTCACTTGTTCTCCTTCCAATTTACAGGTCTTTCTGATTGAGTATTGCAGCCATGGTCTAAACACTCACAACAAGGATCACATTTCTCATCCAAGTCTTTATGCTCACAGGTCTTGCAATACTTTTCAAAATCAACTTCAAAATATAAATTCTCCATAAAGCTCCTATCCTTCATATGGTATCTGTTCTACATCTCCGCCAGGAGTAGTGATTGATTGCATAAGCTGTCCGGTTGCTTCGTCAAAATATATATTGTCCATAGCGTTGTTCCATTCATCAAACTGCTCGGAAATATCAAACCCTTTTGTTCGTCTGAGATTGATAAGTTCATCGTGAACAACCTTTCTCCAAGCTCTGGCAATTTCTTTTCTACTCTGTGAAAGAATACTATACAATCCGTGCTCATTTACAAAACTTACAGATCTTCTCTGACCTGCAACTACCATTGGTAGGTTCAGCTTTTCATCAGCCTCACACATATCAAGCATTCGCCACGTATTTCCGTAACTATACTCGATAATATTTGCTATATCTGCTGCCTTGAACAATGGTTCATCCAAATCACCATATACATCAAGAACACTACTACCTAATCGTATCTGTCCTACTACCTTTACTGAATTGTTTACCATTTTACGTATCTCCTTTCATTAAACGTCCTTTTCTCTTTTAATGCTCTGGCTATGGCTGTATCAATTCCAGAGCGAGATTTCAAGTGATAATAATATAAGTCTTTAAATGGTGTATTCATTCTGTCAATCCTTCCTGCTGATTGAGCCATTATTTTGTAAGAATAATTTTGTGAGAAGAATATAATTGTATCTGTTGTAATGCAGTTCCATCCTTCTGCTCCAGCATTGTATTGAACAAGATAAGCCCATTTATCACTTGTCGGAACTGGTTGATGCTTATGACCGTTCCATTCTGCAATTTCATATTCTGTCAGAATATTTTTCAATAGCTCCAACTCATAATCAAAGTTGTAAAATATAATAGCTTTCGAATGCTTCTCCATAACCTCAAGCAACGCCACTTGTCTTGATTCATCCATATTTACAAGCTTCCGCCATACATAGCAAAGCCCTGCTGCATTCTGGAGAGGTTCATTTTTATATGGGTCCCATCGATTTTTAGTTACTTCCTTATATTTAATGGTGTCATACCCAACATAAATATCTTCGTGATGTGATACCGTTTCTCGTTTGAAATCCATATTAACAAGAATTTTATTCCGGAGTCTGATCAAGCGTTCCGTATTAAGGTATCTGTCAATCTTAGGAAACTTACTAAATCTACTATAAACAATATGCTCCCTTGTAAATTCGCTTCGATTCTTATAGAATCCATTCGCAACAAAAACTGGTATATAATCCTGCCAAGTATCTCCAGGTGTAGCGGATAATAAAATCCATTCATTACCTTTAGCAATCTTCAAGAATGCCTTTACCCATGTTCCGCTGCCAACAACTCTTTGCTCATCAAATATAAAGAAGGCATTCTTTACATCTGAATACTTCTTCACGTTATTCCATGAATCTACAATCACTTTGTTAGAATATAAATTTACATCGTCGTGTGTAGATAATAGAAATGGTGCTAACTCTCCATCCCATTCGCAAGTATCACGCTTTCTGGCAGTTGTTATAATATACAAATCTTTAGGCGGATCATCCATTGGTTCATAAATATCAGTCCCAATAATTCCACCATTTCGCACATAGTAATAAGCTATTGAAGTTAAGGATTTTCCACTTCCAACACCACCACATAAAATGCAACCTGTTTTCATTCTTTTTATTGCATCTAGTTGATAATCTCTTAATGTAACACCTGCCATTTATTCACCCTCAATGACAAAACCATCTTCAACTTCAACTTCGTATCCATCACCTGTGAGATTTGCTTTAGGTCCACACAGAAGCAATCTTGTACCGATTTCTTCATCTGATAATTTCTGATATTCAGAATAATATCGTATTATGGAATCCTGCACCGGTTTGGTTACACAAATCCTCGTGCAATCAAATGTACTCTTTTCTGTAACTTCTATATTGCACATCTCAGCTACATAACCATAAAAAGCTACCAGTCCTTGCTCGCACTTTCTCTGGGAAATTGAATATCTCTTTTTCATATGGTGTCATCCTTTCTTTGTTATTAAAATCTTCTAATCATCCAAATATCAGAAAAGTACATAGGTGTATACCAGTATTTACTCTTGTCGTCATCCGTGGTCATTGGATCTGTTATAGAATTTCCAACTTTTATATAACCAGCTACACCAAGTAAAGAAATTTGTATATAGCACATAAGGGCAACTGTTTCATCAATATCCTGTCCGACAACCAGTAAATATCTTTGAAAGTTCATCGATGGTGTTGCTTTTTCCATCTTTCTTTTAATGGTATTAATAGCTGCTATAAGGGTTGCTCCTGCTCCACAACATTCATCAGCAAGAGAAATATAACCTTGCTTTTCTAACTTGTCTTGAAGATTATCGTCCAAATCACTGGTAACAACATCTGCCATCAGCTGACAAACTGAATATGGTGTGAAGAACTGACCTGCCGAACTATTACCAAGTCCTAAATCCATAAATATTTTTCCTAAGAAATCCTGTTCTGGATTAGCTTCCAAAGCCATTGTTGTATATGCAGCCAGTTTAGGAAATATCATCTGTTCCTCCTTACTATACTTATGAATGATGCTTAAATATCTTTCTTCTCTGTCCTTATAGTGAAATTTGTCAAGAGGATTCGATATTGCACAAGCAAACATAATTACAAAATCTCTCCAAACATCGAATGGTCTATGAGTTCTTGTCAGTTTATTAAACTCATTCAGAAAGTCTTTTGAAAATGTCCCAACCGGCATTTTTTCTGTTTTCATTTCTACTTTTTGTTTTGGTTCGACCGTTTTCTTTTTATCAATGTTTGATAAATCAATTGTCGGTTCCCATTTCTTTGTCACATTCTCAACCGGTGGCTTCGGCTTATTAAATGACTTTTTCTTAAAGAACATATGCGTCTCCTTTCAAATATAAATGGGTGCCAACCATAATTAGCTGACACCCGCAGATTTTAATAGAATGGAACCCCATCCTCTACTGTAGCTTCTTCTCTTGCATATTTTTCAGCAAACTCATCCTCTTCGATAGTTACATACATCGTCTTGACATATGCCTTGATTCCAGTTTTTCCATTCACTTCCCAAGAATATGGTCTTATAACCAAATCGACATTACTTATTTCAGCAAAATCCAATGTGCTGATAGAATCCTCATCTAATTCGGTAGTCGCTTTTCTTGTCACCATATAAATCTTTGGTGGAATGTTCTTATAACTTACAGCTACCTGAATATAATGCTTTGGCTCATCACCATCGTCTCTAGGCTCAAGAATTCTTACATTCCAACCGTCTTTTGATAACTGCTCAACATCCGTATCATCTTCAATGAGTACGCAGAAGTTTCTATCTCCATCACGATTGTACTTGGACTCCTCTCCTCTAAAGTTTCTAAATATGATATGAGCCCCTTCAATTTTAATGTTTCCTACTGCTTTATTAGCCATGATAAAATCTCCTTTAATTATTATTTTGTTTCTACAGGTGGGTTCATCACCTGACTTGAAATTACTTCTGAAATATCATAATTTTTACTGCAATTCATATGATGCACATCATCATTAAAATATGGACAGTCAAAACAAGTTGCGTATTTAGCATCTCCGCAAGGCATAAGCTTTGGTGCATTCTGCTTCTTTTCTGTTATATATGGATCATCCGATACGAACCATTCAAAATCACCATATTGAGAAATAGTATCTACCGCCTCATTTACAAGTTTGTCATAGTAAGACCTGTCGATATCATTAACCTTATCTAATTCTCTGACCATCTCAGATTCAAGCCATCTATAGCCCTTTGTACCTGTTGCGGCATAATACTTACCGTCTTTTTCACGCATTAGTAATCCGCCACCACATCCGTCTTTTATAGGACAGAACTGTCCCACTTTTCCAATGAAGCGATAATTATGCCCCTCTGCAATAAGTGGATTTAATTTCTGACAAGTGCTTTCAAATGTCGTATCAGATAATAAGCCTTTCTTGAAATCACTCTCAGCTTTACTAAACTCCTTCTCATACTGAGATACATCTGGTAAATTTTCATTTAAGTCTAAATATAAAGAACCGCTTACAGACTTCGTTTCACACATATCCTCAAATTTAATATCTTCTTTACTAAAAAGACTTTTAAATACATAAGGAATCTGAAACTGAGTTCCTGTAGCGGTCCACGTTCCTGGCTTTTCTGGGTCATCATCAGCCAATTTTGCAACATATACGGCATTATTGACCAAGCAAATCCTGTCAAATATATGCTCTATCTCGAAATCATAACCGTGGCGTTTACCATACTTGCAAATGAAATCAAGAATATAATCATCCGGATTTTCAATCTTAATAGAATCTGTCTTAATGTGAATTACTTTATATCCCTGTGCTTCAACTTCATGTCTAAGGTCAATCATAAACAATGCTCCTCGCTTTGCTACGATATTATCCTTATTTCTTGAGTCTCTGAAAGCATTCATGAATCCTGCGGCTGTTAATCCATATACTGAGTTAATTGCGATCTTCAATGCTTGAGCCAGTGCCTTTGCCTTGCCGGTATCATCAAGATATTTGGCTAATGCTCCTTCAAACATATCACGTACCTTATCGAAATCACCATGCTTAATACAGATACGAATGTCTAAAATATCTTTAAACCTCTTTGTGAAATCTGGTCCAAATAAGCATTCAGATATAGCTGAGTTAGGGTGCATCGAACCGACATCTTCCGTTTCCGAACGTCCGTACATTCCAGGAGTCGCCCATACTTCTCCGCCTTCTCCAACTTCCTCACCTCTGTAAAGGGATTTTCCGTTCTCGAATCTATAGTCTGGGAAATATGGTAATAAACTATCACCTTTGGGTCCGTGGAATGGCTCAGCCATCATCTCCGGCTTTGCCTCTTTTAAGAATGCTAATATATCATCTGGTAATTCCGTAACTGGCTCAGACAAATCCCTATACATAAATTCACTCTGAGGATTGCGGTTCTTTCCAAATATAAATTTTGTAGTTAAGCTATTAGTCGTATCATTTACTGAACCATTAGCTAACTCCGCCAAAATTTCTCTTGCAACAAAATCACCAAGATTTGCTTTATATGTAGCCTCTGTAGCGATAACGTCATCATCGCAATATTCTGCTACCTTTGTCCAAAGTTCTTCTGGAACAGGCTGATCCCAAGGAAGTCCAAGCTCGTGATGCTTTATCTTTTTACATAATGCTCTGACTTCATCGTCCATCTTCGAATATGGATCATTAGCCTTGTTACTCAATTCGATTTCCCATTTTTTAAGAGATTGCTTCTTTGAACAGAAATCATACACATCTGTGAACGAAATATTATAGGCTTCCCCGAAGAAACAATTTGGACTGTTATTAATAATCTTTTGCGATAAGTTAAACAGCTGTTCGTTTGTATACCCCATTAATCTGGCGTACATAATATGGTTATCATATCGCCGACAGTTAAACCCAACCAATCTAAACTGTATCAGTTCCTCAATTTCACTTGGTGTCGGGTTAATCATTCTGACAACAGGCTTTCCCTCACCCTCTATTTTCCAGTTGACCAAGAACAGGTTTGGGAATACCTCGATATCATAGAATACCAACTTTGCATCATCGTTTTTTACAGCGTTTGAATTTTCCTCCGATTTGAACTGCATCTTATTAACGAGCTTTATACAATACTCTGCCTGATGAGAGCTGTTCGCTGCAAATGCTAATACAGCATTACGCATATCTGTTACATCATATTTGAGTTCACTACTATGAGCATCCTCCAATATTTTGTATATGAAATCGATGCTTGGCTTAGTTCCCGGGTGGATTTCCTTATTAAGATTTCTCTTTATAAGGGTTCTAAGTCCTTTCTCGCTTTTTATGGCATCAAAATTTACCATTTTGTCTTCTCCTTTCATTGGTAACCCAGAGGATATAGTAGCTATTGGTAAATTGTTGCATTTCGTTAGTTTTCTTCTTAATGAGCTTTTACCAGTAAATACTTTTACCTCTATATGGTCGTCGTAGATTCTACTTAACTGAGAAGGGTCTCCAGAATATAAATAATGAAGATGTATCCCTTGACCACTTTTACTCAGTTCTGCATAAGTCGGTGGCAACTTACTAGCAGCTTCCAAATTCCTTTCAAAAGATTTATTTCCAGTCTCATCCGGAATATCAAAATCTACGACAATGTGATTTTCTGGAACTTTCACGTAATGAATTTGTGAAGTATCCAGAGCAGATAATTTTGTTTTTACTTTTTCCCACTTCTGCTGTGGGGTTTCATTTTGCGAAGCATATTGTGCTGGACAATCCGCACATACAGAATCAAATATAGATGTCTGTTCTTTGAACTCTATTTGATAAGTTTTTGGTGTATCTTTTTTCTTTTTCTGAGCATCACTTTCAAACTTATCTGTCCGGAATCCTATATAATAGCTTCGTACTCTTGAACCGTCATCAAAATTAAATCTCTCCTGGAAATCCTTGAAATAGTTCTTCAATTCTTCCTGGAATGCTCTTCTTGATAACGGATAGCCAACTTTCGCTTCATCACAGTAATTCTTATACATTTCCCAAGCTGCTTTAAGGGTTGTTCCGTCTTCTTTTTTAAACACATAATAAGAATCAGCTATAAAGTTATAAAAATCATTAGATGCACCAAGCATTGAAATTGGAATATAATCGTCGTATCTGCCAGGATTATCCAAATATATTTCCTGACAATGATAAGCAATTGCTCCAAGTTCAAAGCTAACCTGTTTTACAATTGTTTTGTATTCCTTTGGATTAAGCTTATTTCCAGATGGAGATACATCAATCAGTCGTCTTATAAGACCAGATTTGGCATCTGTAATACGTACAGGTTTATTAGTTCCCATAAATAAGAAACATTTGAAGCGATTTGCATATGTTGGTTTGAATTTCTCATTTACAGTCATCAGCTCATGAGACACCAAACTGTTAAGCCTTGTATTATCCTCAATCCTTGACAAGTCTCCATCATGCTGAATAGCCACTAATGGATTACTTTTAAACGCCTCCAACGCAAAAGAGTTACTACTAGACCCCAATGCTTTTGCATCAAAGACTGAGTAGTAACCCTCAAATAATTGCTGAATAATATTTAAAATTGTTGATTTACCTGTACCTGCTGCTCCATATAGTACGAGAAATTTCTGTAATTTCTGCGATTCACCACATACTATTGAACCGATAGCCCACTCTATCTTCATTCGTTCTTCAGGAGAATATAAAGTGCTAATCAGTTTTTCGTATGCTGTTATATCCCCCTCTTCAAGAGGATAATTAAGCCGCTTGCTCGCATAATCTTTTTTTGTTGTTTTCGTATTGGAAAATATAAGTTTATCGTCAAGCGTATGAAAACTGTCTCGTAATTGCTTCTGACAGTATTTATGCCAAGAGTCAATCATTCCGCTCTCAGCGTCCCACATATGCAGGACTTTAATATCTGAGTTAAAGCGTTGGCGATTCTCCTCAGCATATCTATCCAGTTCGCGGTCTATAAGTTGTAAAGCATCCTGTTCATCGGTAGACCATAAACCACGTTCTTCTATCCAGATAGCGTAAAAATCACCACCTCGAATCATAAGATCTGTGCTTTTTTTAATAAGGAACTTTGGATAGATTTCTATTGTTCCGCGCTTTGTACTACGCGTTGAAACCACCATAAAATCCAACATCACACTTTTATACTCCTTCCGATTCCTTTAACCCATCAATTTCTTTTCGCAAAGCTGTGATTTCCTGCTGCATCTTTTTACTGTCAGCACGCATCGCAAGTAAATTTAAGGTTGTAACGATACTAAATAATGTCACAGCCTTATTAAATTTGTTCTGATGCACCAATGCTTTGTAAATGCGTACAAGGTGCTTATCTGTAGCATCCATATTTCTAAAAATATAACTTACTAAATCGTTCATAATAAGTAATCTCCTTTCAAATCAAGTAATACTGTCAAGATACCAACATGCCTGATACCAAATTTCCACTTTTCTCAAGTCATAGTGACAATTTTCAAGTGTAAATAATCCGCCTTGCCCGTCTGGCTCATACTGCCTCTCTAAAAATCTTGTTACAATATCTTCAACACGATTCTCATTAAATTTTCTGTCATCCATAGAGCCCAGCCCAAGATTAGTAATCATATTCCAGAACCATTGTCCTGTTCTGTCACCAATCTCTGGGTCGTCCATAATATGTTCCTCTAAACGAATTGAAAGTGCTATTAGCATCTCCAATACGCTACATGGACTATCATCCAGATAATTCGCTATAACAGAGCAGTCATATCCGTTCTCGTATCCAAATCGATAACGTAGTTCAATACCGTCCTCAAATCGATTGCTGTCCATAGTAAGCTGATATGTGAAATCCATATTATGGAGAAAATTTAATAGCTTTCTATATGATAATTTCTTCGGATATTTTGTATCACATACCAGACCATACATCCAATCGAAATAATCAAATTTTAATTCGTCTCTGGTCATTACATCTCCGTTCTATGTGGCTGAGTTTCAAAAATTTCCTGATAGTTTCTCTGGTCTAACAGAATTTCATAATCGCATTTCTTAGTATCGTTTCTCACATAAACGGAGTCATCCTCATACTCTCCGAAATGCTCAAGTGAATCTTCCCCAACAGTTTCCTCAATATCATCCACAATTTCATTCATATCATCTAGTAACACTCCGTCAGCCGTATATGTAAGACTTATTTTTTCGTAATCATCAAACTCTCCAAAATCTGACGGCTGTATAACATATGGTCTGTCAACAGCAATTTCCTGCTTCTGTTTTTTATTTTGCATATCGCTATAGTTCACATAGCCTTCCCTCTGTAATATTGCTGCACATTCAGCAATACTCGGTTTATCTACAGTTCTACTGTTAGCAGTTTTTTCAACAACAGGCTCTACTGATTCATCTTTTTTATCCTCGTCAAATACTCTTCTTGAATTGAAGTCTTCTTCCGCGAGTTTCTCATACTTATCTTTAAAATATGAGTATGTACCGGCTACACCAATTCCAGCACCAATAATCGTGCCTAAAATAAATGCTACTTTATTGTTCATTGTTATCCTCCTCTGTCTTGATAGTCATAACGGTTAATGCTAAACCGCCAAAAAGTAAAGAGGCACTCAACAGAATGCCTCCTGTAATATGTCTTTTTCGATTGGTATCAAGAATATAATCCATCATTGATATGAAGTTACCAATTCCTTCCATAATTAGTGCTCCTTTCCACCGAATAAGACAGCAAGACCGCTCCAAAAGCAAATTCCTGCAACTGCTGATAATGTTAATCCTACTACATGCATAACAATTCTCCTTTCTATTCTCCACTTGAAAAATAGTGGTTTCCAATCTGAAACATGGGTGTTCCATAGTTTCCATATCTATCAGCTGTAAAGAATATAACATCATAATTCTTTCTATTACGAAGTTCTTCAATTACAAGCTGACAAATATAATCGTCAATATAGCATCTGTCAACTCGCCCATTCCACATAGAAGAAAATTGACTTGGCTGATAAACTACTTCATAAACTGTATTAGGAAAAGAATCAGAGTCAACACGATTTAAAATAGTATCAATTACTAATCGTTTGCCCTCTTCGCATTCTCCCTCAGCTTCAGCCATAGTAACAAGAGCAATTAACTCAATATCATCATTTGAAATATCAGTATCAATTTCGCAGACAACGTCTTGAGGTGCCAGCTCTTGGACTACTACTTCCTCTTTCGGACTAAATGATACTTCTTCAACTGCCTCAGTTTTGATAACCTCAACTATCACTGTCTCATTAATTTCATCGTTTTCACTTGTCGTGATTGGCGATGCTGCTATGCAAAAAGAACTTGTGACTATCAGTAGTATCATCCAAATTATTTTTTTCATATGCAAATTCTCCGTTTAAATCAGATCTAATATATTACCATCCACGTTGAAGTCTAATAAAATTGCTGGCTCATATGATCCGTCTTCTGTTTCTCTGTTCGTTTCTAAGATGCCAAAGTCCACAAAGTTATCACCAACTTCATTGTCTTTGTTATATACCCAGCCAACAATCTGACCTTCCTTAGTTCTATCAATTCCGATCATATCATATACATCATTTAAGAATATGTATCCTCTCGACTTTAACAGATCATTTGCATACTGCTGCTGTCCTCTTAACATAAGTAAGTTATATTGTGTATCTTCTTCATATCCATGACATGACTCATCAAAAAATCTAGCATATCCACTGTCAGCATTAGCTACATTAACAGTAGATTTTACTTTCTTCTCTTTACCTGTATCTGGGTCTTTCACAGTTTCCTCAAATTTCTTTGCCTTAATATCATATTTCAGTTCCTTATCTACCTGCTCTCCAAATCTTTCAACAACACGATTACGATATTCTTTGAAAGACTTATCGACAGTTGCGTATGCTGCTGCCAGAGCTACATTTCTCTTTCTGAGAATATTATTAGAAGCTACAATACTTGTAAGTGATAATGCACCTAACGCAATAGCAGGAGCATATAATTTTATAAGCTTTACTCCTGTCTGTGTATAAATAATAGACAAGTCTTTCTTGGCATCTTCCTGTGAATAATCTGCTTTGATTTCCTCATTTTTAGAGCATTCATGCACAGCATCCACATCTTTTTTATGCTCCTCTAATACCGTACTTAATTTTGTTGTCGCTTTACACGCCATCACAGCACTTGCAACTGTTCCAACAACACCGGCTGCGATAAGAATTTCCGGACTGTGTTTTTTTACCTTAATAGTTGCTGTATTTACAGCCTTTGTTACTCTTGCAATAATTTCATTCTTTTTCATAATTATTCATTCTCCTCTTCTAAACTTTTTACATGATCAATGAGATGCTCTAAATACCATCTCGCTTTTTCTAAGTCCTGTACGCCGTTCTTATTTTTCCAACGGCACATATATTTGAGTACATTTCCAGTGTCAGTAGCTTCAATACCTTTCAAATCAAATGTAAATGCCTCAATTACATCAATTACCTCTAATCCAGTTTCACTCTGATAATGAGCTGGATGTGATACCATAACATCTTTTGACTCGTACATAATCTGCCTCCTAATCTATTGGATTTGCTCTTGGGAACTTGATAGTATATCCATCCCTAGTATTAACAACTCTCGCATTTCTGATATTATCAGTCCAACCGTAGTTGTTTCCTGTCCACGGACCATCAATACCAACCAAATCGAAATAGTCTGCAACACTTACGATTTTGTAACTTGCAACGATTTCGTCCATAGCAGCTAATACATTTTCTGCTTCCGTTCTAGTGTTAAAGTAAATATCATCGAAATCACAACCGCCAATAGAACTCTGTGTATTATAATTTCTTCTGTTACCCTGTGCCGGATCTTCATAATATTTACGATAAGATACTTTACTTGCCGTGGATCTTCTACCGCCGGAACCCTTAACTCCAAGAACTGCTTTAACAGCATCAAGAATAATATCCTTTAAAGCAGGCACAACAATATCCTCGAAAATGTAGCTTTTTACGTTATCTACATCTTCTGGAACAAATATCCCTGCAAGTTTATTAATTCCACTCTTTTTCTTTGTCTTAACCGAACCAGATACAATTTTTTCTACCTTCTTTTCTGTCAGCTCAGCCTTCGCTCGTTCTCTTGATTTATGCGAGTTGGACTTGTATTCTTCCATTCTTTTCCTCCTAATTGATAACCATTAATTCCCCAGGCAAAGTAATTTTCGATGCTGGCATACGGTTATTATTTTTCTTAAACTGATACGCTAAATTACTCTTTGCTTTCTTTTCAGATGCTGCGTATGTAGACCCCGCCCAATTATTAGCAATGCACTTGCCAAATTCCATAACTGGACCATTATAAGAATACTGATTCATAACAATACCTCCATAATAAAAAAATAAGAGAGAAAACACCTTGTTATAGGTATTCTCCCTCTTTCCTGTCAGAATAATAATTCTTTAATTTTCAGAATCATTCTCATCAACTGTTTCAACGACAACGTCGTCATCGACAACACGAAACCCTTTACGTGCTTTCATTTCTTTCAGTTTACCAACTACTGGTGCTACTACAAACTTGTAAGCTAAACCGCCTGCAATCATAGCCACACCGATAGTTGCTACCTTACTAAATCCTCCTTTGGAAGCTGTCTTTACGATTTCCTCTGTTGTGTCCATAACCTCTTCGTTGTTCATGATTTCATTTGTTTCCATAATGTTAATCTCCTTTCAGATTAAAAATTTGTTATTCTTTCCATAATAGTGGTTGTAATTTATGCGAACCTACATCAGGTTTCTATAGTCATATCTAGGCCCGCATCCGTAATCTATTACAAATAGTGGTTGTAATTTATGCGAACCTACATCAGGTTTCTATAGTCATATCTAGGCCCGCATCCGTAATCTATTACAAATACAGGCTCATCATTATCACTGAGCTGTGAACTAAAGCGAAGATCGATATATCCTTCTCGGTCAATATTCCATCCAATGTCATCACCGATTTTAATAGCTGGTAAACCAATCTCATAGTAGAATTCATTAAGAGAAATATACATTTCATCTCTCATCTGTTTATTCAAATCATTCTCTGCTTTCTTAATTTTTTCAATTTTAGACTTGAAATATCGTCCGGATAATACGTCGTAGCAAAGAGTCTCGCCATCTCCCACAAATATAATTTCGCTTTCTTTTGCCGGATGTGCATCGATTTTCTCCTTTGCAACGGCATCTCTGATAGTCTGCTCCTTTTTTTCTCCAATCGTTTCGACAACTTTGTTCTGATATTCCTTGAGTGATGTTTCAGCTATAGAATATGCCGTAGCCAGTGCGGCGTTTCTTCTGGCATTTACTGAACTTGCTCCAATCAGACAAGCAATAGATAAACTGCCTGTTATAGCTGCTGGAATATAACATTTCCAACAAATTTTTATAGCATCAATATTTGATATTTTTTCCGAAACGAATTGTTCTGGAATACCATTTTCCCTATCTATTTTTCTATAATCTTCTTCTTTTTTTAACAATTCCAATGCCTTCGGTGTTGCTCTTACAGCCATCACAGTTGTTGTTACCATCCCAGCAATACCTATTCCGGTCAATATTTCCGGACTATGCTTTATGGTTGATTTTTTCACTGCATTGTATGCCGCTTTAATATTGGGTTTATGCATTTTTCTTACTTCCTTTCCTATAGATTACCCCGCCCACAAGGGGCAGAGATTTTTACTTAACCAACCAGATTTCCGGACGAACTCCACGAGAGTTCGAAGCGTTGCCGTAGGTCGCATTGCCATTGTAGTACACAAAAGCGAAATGAGCCGAAGAACATTCTTTCTTGGTAGCATTACGAAGCCATCCAGACTCACACCCATTGTTGTAATAAGCAACTCGATTACTTCTCTGTTTCATAAGTGGAAGCTGCTTGTCATTATCAGCCTCAAAGTGATTTCTATCCCACGCGTCGTCCCAGCCAAACATTTCACCTACAGTCGGAATAGTAACATCAGTCAGTCTTGCTCTAATTGAATAAGGTAATGCCTTTACGAACTCTGTATGTAACCATTTATTCAAATCAGAATCTTCAAATCCACCCTCATTTGTGTCTGACTCATTCATAGGTCTCTCAGCTACATAATCATCGAAAATAAGCATAACCTTATCGTTCGTAACCTTGTGTACTGTTGCCACAAATTCTCCCAATCCATCCAACTTGATTGTTGTCCTATCTCCTACCTCAGCATCTTTTAAGTCGGACTTTGCAGGTACTCCGAATATTGCATTAATAAATTCTTCAATTGCAAGTTCATCATTAATGCAATACTCTCTCATAGCTTCTTTTGACTCTTTATCAGCAGCCATTTCAATATACTTTCTGTACATTCTTTCTACTGTAGGTGTGTCAATCCCTCTTGTTGCTAATCCAATAATTTCTTCTCCTAATGTCATTTCTCTTTTACACATAATGTTAATCTCCTTTCAAAATATCGCTTTATGCGATTAATAAATCAATGATCCATCGTGTCATATCTTTAGCACACGAAAATAAAAAACTGTTGTTGATGTTTTTGCAGGCGTACTCATCCATTAACTCTTCAAAATTTTCAAGAGTTATCAATGGCGGAATATCCCTGTTGTTATTCAATCGTGTCAACAACTCTTTTGCCGCCCATATAGAGTAACTATTGCTGACAAAACTATCGCTATACCAATCGACTCGATTTTTCCTTGATTGTTTTAGACAATATTCAGTAATTTCAATAGCTGTATCTATTGATGACATACTTAACCTCCATAAAACAAAAGAGCCCTTGTTTTAGGACTCCTTCGCATCTGCGTCTCTTTTAGCAAGAGCTTCATTAACTTTCTTATCAATCTGCTCATTCATCTTCTGCTCATCAGCCCAATCGTTAATAAGATTCGCTCCTAATCCGATTACTGTTGCAGCAAGACCAATGATTCTAATAATTTTACTATTCATAGCCCATTGCCTCCTTTCCATAATAGTGGCTGTAATTTATGCGAATGTTTCATCGTTACTACTCGGTGAAAACACCATATCAATAACATACACTTCAAGACCGTCATCTAAAACTGTCTTGTGATGATTGAAATCAATCCAACCTATTCCGTCTGACCAATGCCAGCCAAGTTCATCTCCGCAATCAATGTGCTCTATTCCTAAAAAATCATAAAAGTCATTAACGCATATATCGCTACCTAAACACCAGTTTCGATTTAAGTGATATTCTGCTTCTAACACTTGTGGGATGGTACTTTCAAAATATCTCATTGAATAAGTGTCATAAAATAATTTAATGTCATCAGGATTTCGCTCACCAAACGATAAAGATGACGTACCAAAAAAGTTGCCAGAAGATATACACACATCATCTGCTTTTTCGGCTACAATAGAATCGATTATTTTTTGATGAGCTTCTTCCCCATACAATTCCTTGAGTTTTTCTTTATACTCATTGTATGATTTGTTAATCAGTGCATATGCACTTGATAAAGATGCCTGTTGATGTTTATTCAGCACATTCGCACCAACAATACAAATGATTGTTGAGACCCCCATAATTGTTGACGGAATATAATAAACCCATGCAGATTTAATAGCTTCTGTCTTGCTATATCCACATGGGTCTCCATCGTGATTAATTAAACTGTCTTTTTTAATCTTTTCTATTGCTTTTGGTGTTGCTATAACGGCGGATACAGTAGTTGCAACAAGTCCAGCAACTCCAAGACAGGTTAAAATTGTTGGTGAGCCTCTTTTCAGTTGTATAACTGATTTGTTAATGAGTTGATTGATTTTTGGTTTCATAATGGTTGTCTCCTTTCTTTATTCCATAGCTCGTAAAATATCCAGCACATTATCTGCCAGATTTATTGCTATTGAAAACATTAGTTGTGTGTCCTGTCTCATATGATAATATTTGCTCATCATGGATTTGAAACATCTGACAATTTCTTCAATTTCTGCTATTGACGCATTGTCTTTTGGATATAATTCAGACGATACATATTCCAGTAATTCATTTACTGACCATATGGAATAACTCGATTGCATAAACTCCTTGCGATGTCCGAATATCGTCGGAAATGATACATCCATCTGATATGTGTCACTTAATATCAGTTCAAGCTGCTCAATAGACATATGAACTCTCCTTTCCAGAAAAATAAAAGAGATTGCACTATCACGTATCTGATGTGGTATTGTTTTTCTTTTCGGCGTTTTTCTTACATCGAAGTTTCAATCCGATAACGCCCCACGTCGTCGTTAATGCTAAATATGAATTTATATTAACTGACTCCTTTACGAGTAGGTTTGCTTTCGTGTGCAATAGCCCCTTCTGTTCCTCGTCATTTACGTCTTTCTCTCATAATATGCCTTGTAAATTTTGCGAAGAAAATAAAAGAGAAATAGAATGGATTCGAACCATCAACCCCTGGTACAGTATATTGACCAGTGCTCTACCAACTGAGCTACTATTCCTCTCATAATATGCTTTGTAAATTTTGCGAAGAAAAAGAAAGAGCCGCCATAAGCGACCCTAATCATCAGTTCAAACCAATACTTTTCAGTATGTTTATAAGCTCGTCCTTTCCAATTTCAGCATCTACATCGACATGAAGATGTGTCTTTCCATCTGCAATAGTTGTAGTGACCTCATTTAACTGAATATCAATATCATATCCAGTTTTCTTATGTATCACCATTTTTAATGCTTTTGAAATAATTCCTCTTGTAAATTTAGATACTATTTTCATTTCGTCCATGCTCCTTTTACTCCTTTCAAAGCTTTAGTTTCTCGTAAAAGGAACTGTGATTTTAGCGAAAAGAAAGAGCCATTGCTGGCTCAATCTTCAATTTTTACAAGCATGTAATTTGGATTATCCATATAGATATTAATTTCATTGAACTGTAAATAATCTAATCGTTTGGAATTAAACACATAATTGTCTGTTCCTTTCTTGGTTTTACTTGTTTTTAAAATCAAGAAATACACCTTACAATATTCACTAATATCCAATTTCTTTATTGTTTCAATACTTTTGTCTAATTGAGTAATCTTCATAAGATTCACGCTCCTTTCATAATACAATATGTAAATTTTGCTAAATATTGCGTCTGTCAAAGCATGTTTCCCATCTTTGCCTCTGTATCGGTTTCATTTTCAATGCCCACATAATTTGTCTAATGCTTACCGTTGGATATAATCCGTCCGTACACTCTCCTGCTCGTTCATCAAAAAATTTTTTGAACTTAGGATGCAAATATAAAGAATCTGTCAACCATGAATCAACCTCTGTCCAGTATGTAGTCTTTGTATCTGGATTAAATCTTTGCTGAATAACTGCCAAACCTTTATCACCAATTGTAAATAATGTACATCTGTCATACACCGGATGATTGCATATATATAATTTTCCATACATAGAAAGATAAATATCCGGTTTTTTATAATGGTATCTCATCTCTATTCTCCATAAAAAGAAAAGAGCCTTAGATTTCTCTAAGACCCTCTCCTCTAGCTTATTGCGTTTTTAATTTTCTTCTTCGGACTCATCCGCGGCAATACCCAGAACTTCCTCTCTGGTCGGATATAAATTCTCGTACTTTTCATCTCCTTCACAGCCATATTCCTCTAAATCAATGCTGTGACCACAATGAGGACACACTAATGTGTCTTCCCATTCGTCTTCAAATTCCATTAATCCTCCGCACTCAGAGCAGATATATTCTCCGTCTGTCATTGCCTTTCTCTGTTTTTCATTAAAAATACTCATGCTAAATATCTCCTTTCAAAATTGACCTGCTCGCATACTTGTATGTCTAGTATACAAACTGGCGTTAATCTGTTCAAGAGATAAAGCTTTATTCTCTCATAAAGAGCAATGTATTTTTCACGTAAAAAAAAGAAAAGGAGATGCGTATAGAATTCCACATCTCCTATAGGCACGATTACCACTCAGCAGTAATTATTCTGCATTCCTTGCAATAATAAACTGACAGCTTGACATCAGCCTTTACGTCCTTATCCATATGATACTCAAATGTTGCTGTTCGATTGTTTTCATTCGTTACTAACATACTTTGAACTGCCGGATTTTCTCCATCATCAAGGTTGTCTATAACAGTAACCAATCTCTTATGCAAATATTCATTCTCATTGAATATGACAGTAAAATGCCATAAGCTTTCGTCATCACCACAAGGAATACTTAATGTAGTCTGATTTGTAGTAATTGGTACCTCCACATAAATTTTGTTCATCTAATTTTACCTCCTTTTCTGTTTCTCATAGTAGTAAATGTTATAATAGCGTAGAAAAAAAGAGGACATGCGTTGTACACGTCCCCTTATCAAAAAATCATTATTTCTTTGTTGGTCTAAAACGATTGATCAAACCTGTAAATGTCTTCGAGGTATATGTTCCTGTTTCTTCAAACTTAAATCCTTTCCTCATCCAGATTCCATAGAATATCAATGGCACCATTAATTCTGCCGCTGCTACACCTACTCTGAAATATCGTTCCTTAACCTGCTCTTCGAGTTGTCTCTGCTTCATTTCATCGTCTTTAGTGTTGGCTTCTCCTTCCATCACACGACGATCATACTTCTCATCCGCATCCCATTCGCTCTTGTTCTCCTCGATTCTCAGCTTGTACAGCTTTGCCAAATCATCAATAGCACTCGATTTTTCGTCAGAACCTGCTTTGAGTTCAGATAAGTTCTGAATCTCCGTTGCAATTTCCTCGTTCAATAAATCTTTAATATTTGGTTCGCTCATTTTGTGAAACCTCCTTTTAATAATTTCTTTCATAATAGAAAGTGTTATTTGTGCGAAATGTAATTTTTAATTTTCACACGTAAACGTACGGTTTGCTTCTTATAAATATCATCCATACCTCCTCGGTCTATTTCAAGAAATAAATAAGTTCCGCTATCCGGGTCAGATTGGTCAACCCTAAGCGAACCTATTGGCTTATCCTTAAATATAAATCTTGATACGAGTAATCCTATAAGAATACCTACCAGTAACCAAATTAATGGCATATGCTCCTCCTTTCTGAAAACATTTTCCGGAATTTTCCCACCGGGCAATTTTTCAAATATCAATATAGTATGATTTCCAGTAACCTACGTACTGGATTTAACCTAGAATAAAAAGAAAGAGCCATTGCTGGCTCAATCTTTAGAATGCTTTCCAAACGGATCTAATCCCATATGTTCCATTGCATCAAAGCATTTCATTGTATGTTTTTTCATTATTTCTTCAGCTTTATCGTCTTTTAATATTCCTAACTGATTAGCAACATTATATACGTCTAGCATACTTGCATGAAAATTCAATCTCATCTTTGCTACTTTCTTTACAATATCCATTTTTAATACCTCCGTTATGATTTTATTTTCTTCATAAAGGACAATGTATTTATTGCGAAGAAAAAGAAAGAGCCCTTGTTAGGACTCGTTTCTCATTTCGTTTATTTTAGTAGTAAATACTTGAATTTCTCGAATAGTTAATGCCTGTGGTTCTTGAAAAGTTTGTCCAAACCAATCCTTGATTCTCGAAATTGTTTGTGAAAAAATCTTACAATACTCCTCCTCATCATCCCATTCAATAATGATCTCCGAATCTGACTGCTTGTTTTCATAAACAATATAACCACAGGATAAATCTAACACTCTAATCTTAAAACCAAGTGCCTCTATTTCCTTATCAATCTTACTCATAAAATATCATCTCCTTTCATAAAAGACAATGTATTTATTGCGAACTATCCTCGTTCTTTATCCAACAGCCAGAAAAATCGTCTGTACATATCATAGTAAATATCTTTGCAGCACGGAATATTTAATCTAGCTTTCAAAATATCATAAGACCAACCTTCCGTAATACCCTTTAGTAAATACTCTGCTAATTCTGGATTTGTAAAATTAGCAACTCTTTCAAGCATGTTCATACGGTCTGCATAATATGCTCTGGCTATTGCATACCTTGATGTCGGGTCATCAATATTATTGGTTATAACTCTCATAGCCAAATTCATAGTTTTTGTATTTGTGCCGTCTAATGCGGCATATGCTTTCTTCCATATAGGATATTGCAGACAAAAATGTTTTAATTCGTAATATCTATGTTTTTCTATCCAATATGGATTCTTTTCTGATAATTCAGCTCTTAATGTTGTTCCCATATAAATCTCCTTTGTGTTTATTACCGCCGGTGATTCTATTCTAGGTTAGAATTACACAATAGTAAAAACAACCTCGGTGGAACACTCTCAAAAAAAAAGACAGTCCATGTTTCCACAGACTGCCCTTCGTTTTAACGCTTTACTAAAAATGATGGTATTTCAATTGATACTCCTTGAGAGTTGCATTTATCGATAGACATTTGTAATTCTCTTACTGCCAGATGCCGTAACACTTTCTGACACTCATCATAGTTCTCAAAATTTCCTTCTTTGAATTGTGTCATATACTGTTCAACCTCTAACCAGTATAAGAATGTATCCTCTGCTATGTTGTTTCCTTTTCTCTCCAT